GTAGAGTTCGGTCTAGCCTGTCGAGTGCCCGCGAACTCTCGCCTAATGTTTGCTTGACACCTTGTGATACGATGTTGGCTTCCGCTGTAACTTTGATCGTTTCCTGTTGCAGTTCTTTGTGATCTGCTCGCTGTTCACCCAAGTGCCCTAAGAACATCCTGACCAGTACGATCAGGGCACAAATCATGGGGATTTCGGTGACTAACTTGCCAATTATTCCGTCCATAACGCCCCCTGCTTCGCTCACTGCGGTTGCCATGCCAACTCGACCCAGTGCCCCTGTAGCGAGTATCAATAGTGCTAGTTTCATTCGAATTTAACCCTGAGCAGCTGGTTGATTCGTCGTCCAAACGCTGTAATTCCACGATCCCCGAACCGCCTGGTCGATCCTGCACCCTTCTTAATGTGGCCTGTGTACAAGCCAGCCAGTTCCTCAGGACTCAGGCCAGTCCTCTTCAGTATCTGCAAAGCCCACTGGGACTTCAGTTCTCGTTCCTTGCGGCGTTTCTCGTACCGTGCCATCGCTTCGCCAGCCTTACGTTTATACGGTGGGGCAGTGAACGTCCTTACTAATGTACCAATGTACTTCTCAACAGGGCGAGTCACTTTTCCTGCGACCGTACCGCCAGCCCAGGGTGTTGGGTACAGCTTCAGGGGCTTCTTGCCCATCGCTTCCCTGGCAATACCGGTCACATGTCGCATGATCGCAAACCGATCGTCACGGTCCTTGATGCCCTTGGCTGACTTGCGAATGTCAGCAATCAGGGTGGCATAACGCTTCATCTCGCTGAACCGACGGGTCATGTCAGTAGCGTCCTTGCCGTGCTTTTCAGCACTGTTCATCTCCTGCTCGACCTTCTTCATTCGCTTGTAGAACTCACGGTCAGTACGAGTGTAGTTCTGCTTTAATGTGACAGCTGAGGAAATCAGGTTCTGGCTAATGCTCTCAGAGGCAGGGACCTTCTCGCCCTTGAACCGCTTCCCAACCCCAGCTGCCGCCCTGCTCAGCCTGCTAGTCATCCCGCCTGAGTAGCCCTCAAGCAGGTGATCAAGTTGCACAGGTGACAGGCCAACGTAGCCAGCCATCTTCTTCGCCAGCTCACTGGTCCGGTCTGTGTAGCGGTCCTCTCGGTTCTCCGTGAGCATCGTCCTGGTCTCAATTGGACGACCTGTGAATGTGTCCTTGTTCGCTGCAACCTCGAAGAGAGGATGGACGACAGCGACACGGGGCATCGGGAACATGTCCTTGAAGAAACCCTCGCCAAAGTCCGATATGGGTCCGTCAAAGCCAAGCTCCTTCTCAAGCTCGCTCATCGCCTCAGGGTCATTCTCCTGGGTAGCATCTAGTACCGAGGTGATGATCCGCAGCAAGTAGCTCCACTCGTACGGCATCTTCAGTCGATACTTGGTCTGACCGTTCTCGTCAGGGAAGATCCAATGTCCGTCCTGCCAGACAGGTTGTTCTTTCCTCCAGTCGTCGTCCTTGTACATAAACCAGTACGCCAGGCCGATCGGGATGATCGTCTGAGCCAGCCGCCAGAACAGCTCCTGGGACATGATGTTCATCCACTGCGTCTCTCGGCTGCCTGTGTCCTCATTCTTCCTGCCGTATGGAATCGGGATAGCAAACTGCTTGCCTCTGCGGACGGTTCGGACTGCCTTGTCCACACCTTCCCACCTGGCGTTCCAGAAAGGCACGGCACGGTTGATCTTGCGACCAATGGTTCCCATGCGGCTGAAGTTCACCGTCACGTCAGCGGCTGCCCTGGCGGCTGTGATCAGCACTGCCTTGGGCACTGCACCCTCTTTGGCGATACGTGCCCTGTCCCAGCCCTGGTTCCTTAGTGACTGAGTGAACTCAGCGAACCGTGAAGCGACTTCAGACAGGCCAATGAATTGGCGAATGGTGTCGCCAGGCCTGAGCATGGCATTGGTGACATTCCCAGCCAGGGACTTGAGACGACTGTCGTTGATTGATCGCAGGTCGGACATGATGACCTTGGCCAGGTTACGGTCCAGGCCCTGGAAGTGAGCCAGTTCGCCACCAGCTGCCTTGTACTGAGCCACCAGGACATCCTGCTCCAAGCCAGCCATGAAGTTGGCTTCAGACCAGGCGTAGCTGAGGATCGCTTGTATAGGACGAACCCAGGCCTTCCCTCTGCCGACAGCTCGGTACATCGACCGACCGAGACCAGTGCTGAGAATCCTCTCACGAGCCAGGAAACTGGTTGATGCGTTACCTCGCAAGAAGTCTGTGTACTGCAGGTCTTCCTCAGGCGTCCTGTCAGCAGCATCGGTCTTAATGATGTCCAGGATGTACTCAGGGATGTCTTCCTCTCGCTGCACCTGGAAGGTGATCCAGTCAACCAGAGCATTACCCACGGCAAAGGCGGGGGACATCGTCACAGCACCAGCTCGGAACGTCGTCGTAATGGCCGAGAATACCTTGCCAACGACGTTTGGCAGCACCGCCTGGTCAGTTCGCTTCACTGCTTCGTACAGGTCAGGCCTGAACCAGAACAGGTGAGGCTTCATCTTCTTCAGGCCAGTGATGTTGCCATCCTCGTCAGTCTCATACTGGCTGGCAGTGTCGTACAGCAGCAGGACCGGGTCAGCACCATTGTTGAACAGGTCAGGACGCCAGATGTTGAGCGTTTGCGTCAGGCTGTCAGGGTCCATGTTCTCCAGGTCTTCCTGGCTGATTCCGTTCTCCAGCATGATCTTCTCAATACTGGGCCAGATCTCAGATACGTTGAACTGAGTAGGGACATTCTTCGGCTGCAGCTCATGGACAAATCCACCAGGCCCCTTCATGCCCGTGTGTAGTGCCTGGTCAGCAATCGTCTTGGTCAAGTACACCTCGTTGCTGCGAGAGTACATCTTGATCGTCTTGCGGATCGTTGACACCATCGGGTCAATGATCCGGTTGCCGCTGCCGTGACGACGCTTGAACAGCTGCGTCGAGCTGAACAGCTTGGCACCGCCAATCGACTTAGGGATCTTCTGCGACTGATCGATCTGACGGTACATGGGGACGTAGTTGTTGTGGGAGTCTACGATCCGCTTGGCTTCCAGCAGAGAGATGACCCCTGCATGTGCCGAAGCGAACGTCATGGCATCATTGAACTTCTTCAGGTCCAAGGCTGCCTGTCGCCACACTGGGTTGTCGTACTTCTCAACGAACTGGGTAGCGTCCTCCAAGGTGATACCCGGCTGCACAGGGGTTGCGTTCCCCTTGGCGTCAGTCTTGTTCCACATCTCGATCGCTTGCAGTGAAGCAGCAAACTCCGACCACTTGCGGTACTTCTTTCTGCTCCAGCCCAACACCTTGTGGATGCCACGCATGTTGACCGATTCGATCTCAACCTTGTTAATGTCCTCGTCAATCTCAAGGGCATCAAACAGCTGCTGAGCATGCTCGGCTGTCATCTCATTGTCGATCACCTCTCGCTTCACCAACTGCTCGAACGTAGGGCCGATAGGCTGGTTGTTCCTGGGCGAGAAGACTTCACCTTCGATAGCCTGCCTGGCATTGGAGGGGCCGGTGTAGTTCATCACCTCAGCCACTTCCTTGGCCGTCTCACCGGGCTTGAGCTTCTTCCCGCCTCTCTTGCGGCGTTCGTTCTCAAACACCCGTAGAACGTCATTCTCGTCCTTCAGGGCCGTGTACAGAGACCGGGTCATCCCACCAGCCTTCTGCACTCCCCAGTCGAACGTCGTCTGGCCAAGCTCACGGGGCATCTTGCTGGTCCACCAGTCACCCCACCACATCTGGTCATCCACTCGCTTCTCGAAGCCAGCACTGATCCAGTTGAGCGTGTGGCCCTGCATGTCCTTGATCTTCTTGCCCATCTCCGGGTTCTTCTCAATCCAGTCCTGGAAGTGAGCGGAGAAGGCAGGATAGTTCCGGCCCAGGTAGTCAGGGTTCGACCAGTACAGCCGTACAAACTCAGCGAATCCCTCGTGTATCCGACGACCGATACTACGGAAGTTACCGATGTCAGATCGAGCAATCGTTGTGTCAATCCAGTTCTTGCCAGCATCCTGGACAGCAACCACGATCGAGTCAGTGTTGCCCGATCGATACACGCCTCTAACCTCGCTGCCGTTCTTCAGCACAACCTTCACCCGTTGGTCGTAATCAAGGTCACGTAGAGAGACCCGGGCATCCGTCGGGGCCGAAGACACAATGTTCGTTCGCTTATCGAGTACGTGACCCACTTCGTGAGCATGGATCATGATGTCGCCACTTGCCTTGTTGCGGCGACGGATAATCTCAGGGGCAACCTTGAAGACCGCCAGGGCCTTACGGTTGCTGATGTAGTTCTCGAAGATCGGCACGTCGAACCAGATCGACATCGTCTTGATGATGTCGTGGTGGCTACTGTAGGGAGCCTTGTTGTTGTCAGGCTCTCTCAGGTTGACAGTAGGTCCGTCAGGAGTGATTTGGGCACCGCTCTGTGAGTCACCTGCGAAGTACTGATCAGCGTCACTCTGCTCATCCGTTTCAGCTTCTTCAGCCTTACGTATGTCAGCGTAGATATTGTGAATGCGTTCGGGGTAGTGAGGGGACTCCATGGCCTGCTCGTCAGATTGAGGATGGTCTGACTCCTCTTGAGCAGGCTGCTTCCACTTGATCTTCTCGACCGCTTCCCTCGCCTTCGTTTGTGCCACCCCGCCTTGTCCCTGAACAGTCCACGATTCACCACTGCCCCAAACCTTGACTGTGTCACCAGTCCTGGCGGGCTTCTGCCCTGTCCACGCAATTACAGGCTTAGAGGTTGCCCACACTGCTTTGATCCCGCCCTTGAACCTGGAAACTCGAATAAATCCAGCGTCCTTCAAAACTCCCACGACTACCTGCTGGGGTGTTGCACGCTTGATGCCCAGGTCTTCCAGGTTGATCCCAATCGTCTGGCCAGCCGTTAGTTCATCCTCGTGCAGATTGAATGCCTCAGGCTCCAGCTCATAGGTGTAGCCGTCTCGGAACACGAGCTTCTTAGCAGCACTGACCGTGAATACAGGGTTGTAGGAAAACTCAGGAACGTCTTTGGAGAGAGTCTTTACTAGCTCGGCACCAGTCTCTTTAAGGCGAAGGCCACCCGTAGCCCCCAGGTCGTCAGCGTCAAGGATGATGTCAGCATCGACATCAGTCTCCTTTGCACCAACATGAGAGTACATCTCTTCACGCTCTGCCTCTTCGAGGTGCTGGAGGCTGTCCGTCTGCCAAGAGCTATTGACCCTCTGCATCTTCGACAATAGGCCACTGTCGATATCTTTGAGTTTCTTGATCTTGGAGAAGTCAGCACCCATTCGTTTCATGAACGCCAGGTGCTGCTTGACCTCAGATCGGGTGCCCACGTAGCCGATTCCTGACTTCGTAGGGACGTGTGTCATCTGGAACTTCTTGGTCGGCACCCATTGGTTCTCCGTCCCGTTCCATTCCATGTCTGGATGGATCAGAACCGTGCCTTCAACCAGCTCACCAGATACGTCAACTTGATCCTGGACCTTGGCCTCGCCTGGCCGAGTCAGCTTGACTGTCGCATCTGACTTCCCTCCCTTGATCGACCTGGCATCCTTCTTGAGTAGATCAAAGAAGCGAACGTCCTTCTGCCTCTCACGGGCCGTAGCACGACGCTCGATCAGTTCCTGAGCTGCCGGGCTGAGCTTCGGCTTCTTGGCTGGTTTAGCCTTGGCCTTCTTAACTGGCTTAGATTCGGACTTGGGTTCAGGCTTCGCTTCTTCCTCAGCACCAACAAGCTCCAGGAACCCTGTGTCCTCAGACACTTCCCATTGGGCAGGATCAAGGTAGTGAGCGAAGATGACCGCCCGTGGCTTCTTCCCCCAGTCACGCTCTTCTATCTCCGCAACCACCGCACGCTGGGCAGCGTCAATGTGCTCATTCGTGGCGGCAGGGAACTCTTGCTGCAGGACGACTGCCAACTCAACCTCAGGAATGTAGTACCCACTCTCTTCGCTCTGCGACCGGATAGGGCCACGCAGTACGTACTCCGTCTGAGACAGGTGATTCAAGATAGCGACATCGCCATCCTCAGCTTCGCTCTCAAGGATCGGGCTTTGCTCAAGCTTGTCTAGAACACGAGAGACGTTCCCCTCGTACTCTTCCAGGTACTTAGGTGCATCGGTCACTACCCCGTCGAAGCCAAGCCTGCGGGCCACGGCGTGTATGTCCGATGGGGTGGCGTCCTTGGGAATCTCAGGTGCCCTGGCAACAGACTTGATCCGATCAACCCAGGTTTGGTTCGCTGGCTCAACTGTCTTTGGCTCAAGCGTGGTGCCTTTCTCTGTGGTGCGTGTCTCGCCTACCAGCATCGCATCGAATACTGACTTCAGATTAGGACTGACCTTCTTGGCCAGGGGTGTCCCCTTGATCGCCTTGTAGATTGCCTTCAACCATTCCTTGAACTTGGCGAACACCTTCTTCAGGGCTGAACTGGGGGCCTTGCCGTCCCTCAGGTATCGCTCAAAACCAGAGGCGAACTGTTCCTCTGCTTCTTCCGACCACACAATGCCATCCTGCTTCAGTTCAGCAGACGCTCTCTCCATCAGGTTCTTCGGCAGGGATCGCCTGAAGATGTGCCCTAACTCATGGACTAGCGTTGATACGTCTGACGACTCGAAGGCGTGAAGGATCGCTTGGTTGTCTTTTGTGAACTCGACTGCACCACGCTTCTCGCCTCCGCGTCGCTGCTCAAGGATGTCGCTGATCACAATGTCAGCATGGTCGAATATGACGTAGTTAAAAGTTGCCTCGCCACCAGACGTGTGGCGAGAAGCCTGGTCAAAGTATTTGATGCCCCTGATTCCATGGTCAAGCAGATGAAGCGAGGCCTGCTTGGGTGACCACTTACTTTCTTCGTATCCCTCAAATTCTTCTTCCGTTTCCTCCACTACTAAGCTGCTTAGCCACTTGCCAACTTCCTGGCCTTCCACATTTTGCTCAAAGTAACGCTTGGCGTCCTCTCTTGCGTCATCCTCGCTCCGTCCGGCACCAACGGCATTCTTTTCACCGTCCACAACCTCATAAGCAGCCCACATCTGTGGTGCCACGTAGAGTTCGCGGGCGATGCTCTGGTAAATGGCTTTCCCTGTCGGGAGATCAAAGCGGACCGGGCCGCTTCCTTTTTCCAGGACGGAGGAACCACCCGCTCGGTTGGTCACTCCGCCGTCGGCGGTGTACCGTGGCAGAGGAGTGATTCCCGGTTTGCTCAGTCTGGGAACCTGCCCCATAACCGGAATAAGCCCGGCAGTCCTTGACCGCCTTCTGAGGTCGTGCATTCCCTCTTCAACTTCGTCCCACTCTTTGCGGATAGCAATTCCTTCAGTCCCGTACTCCTCCCCTCCACGAGCAAGTAAGTCGTGATGGCGACGGGCAAGGCTATTGGCTCTTTCGTTTAAGTCATCTAAGTCCTTCGACATCGCCTGGTGGTCAGTGATGATCGGGGCCGAAGTACCCTGCAAGGCAGTTCTCACTTTTTTGCTCTGGCCATCCAGGGGCTTGTCCCACAGCAAGTAATCCTTCTGCTCTGGTGCCAATTCAACTTTGTAGAGCAGCCCGGAGTAGGGCTCTACGCCTGCATCCTTCATGTTCTTTGCTTCTGGGTGAGGGCTGAGCAATCTCTTCCGCCCTCCCTCCACAGCCATCCACTCAGAAGTGCCCTTGAACCCCATCTCTTTCATTTCTGGGGTAATCTGCTGAAAGCCCTCTCGCTCCACCTCTTCTACGTCAACCGACCATCTGCCGCCTTTGCCCTCATGGAACGCAAGGACCCTGTCGTAGCCTCCCCGTCCACGGATAATTCGGCCTGGAGTGTAGTACTCGCGGAGCTTCTCCATCGGCTGTTCACGGCCTCGGGATAGCCCCTCCTTGTAGGATCTGCCAACCGCTTCTGCGTCAGCAAAATAGAGTCCCCAGCCATAAGTCTGGTTGCCTTCCCCTTCGCCGACATGGTCCAGCAAAAACTGTGGGAACGCCTGGTGGGATGGTGATCCGTGCCAGGCAGGGTGATAGAGAACGTCACCGCTCTCATCAACTTCACCACTCCGCTTGGCGGTGATCTTCTCGAAGAACTCGTCAGCAGGCCTGTTGTTTTCCTTCGCCCATTGCTCAGCCCTGGCATTGGCAATCTGCATCACTGCTTCGGACTGCTCTTTGCCAGCTATGGCCTCAATCTCTTGGGCTACTCGTGAAGCGTGAGCGGGGTCTTGTAGGGTGGTTCCGGCCTGTGTGGTGTGAGTGGGGCCGATATCGACACCAAAGACATCGGACAAATCGCTCGCAGCGAGCTTCTTGGAGGCGTCCCTGGAGGCGGAGGCTCTCTGCAACAGCTCCATTGCACGTTTGGCCTCCTTGAGACTCCCGTACTCGACGGTATTGGGGTCTGTCTCGTGAGGGCCAACTGTCTTGATCGGGGTATCGACGAACCACTTGCGACCCTTGCCGCCAATCATCCAAAGCTTTCCGTCACTGCCACGCTTGGTGTACGGCGTGTCAGAGTCAGGGTTGTACTCCCAGCCATCAGGCTGCATGTAGCCGTCAGTGTTGCCAGGGGACTTCTCCGTCCCTGGCTGAACTGGCTTCTGGGAACGGTCAGGAGTTCTCGACCAGACACCCGTCTCGCCCATCGCCTTGAACACTGACTCACCTGAGTCATCGATCAGGCCAAACGTCTTGAGTACCCTTTCCAGGAACTTACGTGCTCTACTAGCTGGCTTGGATGACCTCCACTTGGGGAAGGCATCTGCGACATCTTCCTCTTGCTCCCAATCCTCTTTGCTCTTGTCCGAGTACTTCTTGACCAGGGAGTTCCATTCTTGCTGAGTGACCATCCCTCCCTTACGCAGGAAGTGAACAACCTCGTGCTCAAGGGTATCGACTCCAGCCAGCTGCTTACTGATCTTGATTATCGCCACACCGTGAATAGGGGCCTGGCCTTCGACAACCATGCCGATCATTCCACGGGTGCCAACCCCTTGCTGTCGCTCTTGGGGAGTAAGCTCACGACCAACCTGTCTCTCAACAGCTTGCCACTCAACCTCAGTCATGTCGCCCATATCAGAGACGAGTATGTCAAAGAACTTCCCGCCAGCCGTGTTAACTCTCCAGCCTGCGTTTCCTTCAAGCTCGTCTACCTTCCTTCCGGCTGCCAACTTGCGAACGTCCTTGGTGCCGATACGGGGGTGGATTGCACCTTCAGCAGCAGGGGGACCAGCCGAGACGTTTCTCGCAGGTTGCACTGGTTCAGGCTGAGGCTGCTGCTCTTGCAGGCCGGGAGGGAGAACCTGTGGTGCTTCAGTCGGTGACTGCGGGAATGGCTCTGTGAAGTCAGGGAAGTCACGGGCATTGGCTTCACGCCTCTGCACATCCTGCTCTGCCGTCATTCCACCCCAGGGTTGCCTGTAGCCCTCTGGGTAGCCCACTTCGCCTTGGATTGGGCCAGGCTGTGGCACTGGAGTCTCAGCAGCCGGGGGCATCGTCTCTCGTAGCGAACCTGGGTCCTGAACCTGACCTGGTTGTGGAACCTGCTGCTCAGGGACTTGCTGTGGCACTGGTTCAGGGGCCACCTGCTCTGGAACCTCTTCAGCAACCTCGGCCTCTCGCTCAGCAAGCTTCTCCGCTGCTTCTACCTGCCGCTGCAGTAACACTTCACGAGCGTTGGCCTTCGCATGCTCTGCGAACTTACGCCTCTCTTCAGCACTGTTCTTCAGATCCTTGCCGAAGATCACGCCTTGCTTTCTCAGGTCGCTCCGGGTGGGGTTGTCAGGCAGGTCCAAAGCAGCCTGCGGGAACTCAGCTGAAAACTGATACGGGTTGTCTGTCGTCTTGGGACCAACCCTTGCCGCTCCACCAATGATCGAGAAGGCAATCAACTCAGGAAGCATGTCGTCCCAAAGCTCTTTGCTGAAGGGACCGTACTTAATCAGCTTCCCAGGCTTTCCGTAGTCCTCCCTAACGCCAGTTAAGCCACGGGCTGCATCACCAACCCACTCTTCCGCCATCTCCTCACCGACGCCATGGAAGCCGCCCTTCTTGAACACTCTCCCAAGGGCACCCATGTTTCCAAACGTGCTCCGCAGCCGACGACTGATCATTGTCGCCTTCAGGGCCTCCTTGAACGCTGTCACCCTGGCTATCTCAGGCAGGTATCTAAACGAAGCACCGAAGTGCTCAGACGCCATCTCAATGTAAGAGTCCAGTCCGCCTTTCATCATCGAGGTCATGAACGACTCGTCCACCTCGGAGGCCATGATCTGGCCCATCTGCTTCATCTCGTCCTTCGTCAGGGCGATCTTCGGTATCCGACGCTGAGATACGTTCTTCAGAATGTGCTGCGGGTTGGCAATCGTCTGCAGTGGGATACCACCAACCAGGCCAGCTGCGACCTTGCCACCTAACTTTGGTGCCCAGTGTGCTCCATGGGCAAACATGGCCTTAGCCGCTCCCCTGGCACCAACCTTCGACAGCCCTGCGATGGCTCCCCTGGTGGCACCCTTCATTCCAGCTTTGAAGATCGTTCCAGTGCCAATGAACTCCGCCATGAACGCTGGTGCATGAGAAACTATGTCACCAATCTTCCCCCACCGCCCCTTGGCCTTGTATCGTTCCTGCTGTGCGATGTATTGAGCAACAAGTCGATAGTCACTCTCGCCAGCCGTGCCCTTCTTCATCGCCTCCACGGCACCTGTGAGCTGATATGCCTTTCCAGCGTCAAACAGTGATCCAGTGATCGGTGCTCGCCTGGACCAGTAGTTGATAGCCTTGCCCTCTTTGGCCTTCTCTTCCTTGAGAATCTTGGCAAACGTCTTAGCTCTCTGCTGCTCTTGCCAATACTTCAGGTCAGTGTTCTCAGCAGGCTTGTCGCCCCATAGCTTCTTTGGGTCGTACTCCATGTCTTGGAAGTACTGACCCTTGTTGTTGGCAGCGGGACGGTCCTGCTCTTCTTCGAGCCTGCCAATGTCACCCTTCTGCCGAAGGTAGGGGTCTCTGACGCGGACTTGGCCGTAGGGGTCAATGTAGACAGACCCACGCTTCATGTTCCGCCAGCCTCGGTGGCCAGATCCACCTGGTCCGTACTCCATCGTCGGAGGCTCAGCACCTACCAACTGCTCCTTGCTGGTGACCGGTTCCCAACCGCTCTGCTCCCACTGGTCAGGCTCTCTGGTGGATGGTTCAGGCCCTGGTTCAGGGACAGCTTCCAGTTCAGCTTGGGCTTTGCCAATGTCATGCCATTGCTGCTGTTGCTGCTGAGGTGACAGTGGAGCGGCAACTGGCTGTTGTGTTTGTGATTGGTCAACAGGCCAGTTGGCCCACTGCTGCTGCTCTGACGCAGCCGGAGTAACTGGTACTTGGGCTGCAGGGGGCTGGTTAGGATCAATCTCAGTCCAACCAGCCTTCAGCCAACGGTTGTCTGTTAGTTGGTCGGGCACTGATCACCTCGTTAAGGTTTCCGTCGCTGGTAGTACTTACCGTTGCTGCCACGGACTGTGAACATTGTTCCAGAGGGAGCGTTCTTCCATTCTTCCGATTGCTCTACCTCGCCGGGATTGTAGATAGGCTGGTCCCTGAGCTTCGGAGGTACATACTCGCCACTGCCGAAGGTGTCCTTGAGGGCATTGTCCAGTTCCTCACCCAACAGAGGATTGCCTCCCTGAGGGGCTTGCTGCGGAGGTGCCTGCTGCTCAGAGGCCTCCACTTCGCTACGCACCTGGTCCGTGTAGTTGTCCCACGTTGCACTGCCTGGGTCAGCCCCTTGCTGAGGCTGAGTCTGCACTGCATCAAGCTGCTTCTGTCGCTCGGCGATCTCAGCGTCTTGCTGGTCCAGATCTTGCATCTGCTGAACGATCAGCCTCTTCTTCTGCAGGTGCTCTCGAACCTTCTGTGGAGTGATCTTGGCATCTGGGTCGATCTTCTGCAGGTCCCGTACAGCGTCACCGTAGTCCTTTGCGTAGTCAGGCTTGTTCTTGTTCTCATCCTTGTGCAAAGGCACCTTCTCGCCAACGTGATCAATCTGCATTTGGATACCCGTCTTCGGGTCGGTGTAAACCGTACCGGTCAGAGGGTGTGCCGACTGGGCATACTTCGGTCCCTGCGGAGTCTGCAAAACCATGCCAGCTGGTCCAGTCATGCCGCCAGGGTTATGCACTGGGTCGAACGCAGTTGGGTTGTTTTGAGCGTCGTAGGGCTTTGATATGTACTCCCACTGTGGCTTCTCAGGGGCTTTCTGGTACTGAGGATTGTTCAGTGCCAGGATACGTCGCTGGAGCTTCGCTTTGCCTTGCTCCTTCTCAGCAGGCGTCATGTCAGGTGCAGTGTCAATCCTGTCCGACATCTGGTTGAACTTGGCAGCCATCGCCTGGCCATTGGGGTTCAGAAACTGTGCAGGGTTCTGATACCGCTCCATCGCCATGGCAAGCTTGTCGCCGTCCCTGGCGTTCAGGTAGTCCATCTGCTGCTGAGCACGCTGGCCGTTGAGGAACTCAAGGTTGTCCCTGTAGCCAGCGTCACGCTGAGTCTGCAACGCCTGTGACTGAGCGAACCCCTGCTTCTGTCTCTGGGCAGCCTGCTGAGCACCGAACATCTGCCGCTGGTTCTGAGCTTGGATCTGCTGTTGGCGACCCATTTGCTGAGCTTGCAGCTGCTGTTGAAACTGCTGCTGAGCCTGAGCCATACGGTCACGCTGCATAGCGAATTGCTGCTGACGAGCACGTTGACGCTCAGCCCACATTCTCTGGGCAGCGTCGTGTGCAGCCTCTCCCATGCGTGCTACAGGAAGAGCAGGCTCAATTGTTATTGGCACGGACTAGGCCTCCGTAGCGAACCGAGCGTTCATCCATATCAGCCCGTCGGATTCTGGAAAGAGGTGGAGAAACGAGACAAATTGGATCCTGGGTGTCCTACGGCCTTGGCGCGTTGAACCAAGTGTTGTAGAGCCTGTCATACTCTCGCTGAGTAATCCCCAGCCTTTTCTGCAAAGCGACTTCAGCAGCCTCATATCGCCGCCTGTACTCCTCTTGCATCCAGTCCTCTTCCCCAGGACCGTCTGGGACTTCCTTGAATGCGTCGTCCCAGGCAGACTCAAAGTCTTCCTTGCTTATGGGTGGAGTGTAGCTTGGGTCGGCTGGGAGAGTACCGTCAGTGCTGCCAGGATAAGGAGCACCGCCGGTCTTAGCTGCCCACTCAGCTTGATCCATGGAGGTTCTTCCGTTCCGATTGGGGCGAATGCCGGAATTCTGTCCATGTCCTGAATCGACCTGGTTCCAATATGGGTCAAGCGGGTCGTTGTTGCCCTGGAGTCCTCCAGCACCTTGGCCAATCCCTTGGCCAGGAGTTGTGTTACCGTTGCCCCAGTACGGATCGTCACCAGGAAGGTCTCCTTGTGAGCCACCGTTGTTCTGAGTCCAGTACGGGTCAAGCGGACCATTGTCGTTCTCAAGGAACCCAGCACCTTCACCAATCCCCTGGCCGGGGGTAACTCCGCCTTGTCCATTGGGCCTGGGCTTGGTTGTCGATCCTGGTCCGACGTTCCACATCCCACCACCTTGGCCACCGCCAAAGTTAGGCCACACACTCTGGTCCTGCACTCCGCCTCCGCCAGTGCCACCGCCAATGCCTCCACCGTATCCGCTAGGACCAGCGTTGCCAGTCTGCTGAGCTAAGGCGAGCATCTGAGCAATGTCAGGCGACTTGCGAGTCAGTCTCTCCATGAACTGAAGCTTCTTGTCAGTGGTACGTTCCTCAAGGTCACGAGACTCTCGCCTAAGCAGCTCGTTGAGCCGTCGCAGGTCAGTTGACTCACCTTCACGTAAACCTCTGTCACGGGCCTCTGCGACGGTCGTGTTCGATAGCCTGTTCCCGATCAGACTCTGCAGTGCGTTACTAGCACGCTGCGAGTATCGATCCGAGATATCTTGCCGAGCTGAATCACCAAGTCCCTGCTGCAACTCTTGCAGCCTGGTCTTAGCACCGACGTAACCACCTTCGGCAGCCTGCTCGTCGTTCTCACCACCACGTAGGACCTCGTAGCGAGCTTCCTCTTCTGCTCGTACGTCGTCGTAGGACTTCTGTATCGCTTCGGGGATCGTTAGCTGACGTTCACCATTCCCACCACCGCTCATGGCGTTAACGATCGCCTGTGCCCAACCGTTGTCGCCACCAGTTGCACCAGTGACTCCACTGCTTGTACCCTGTCCACCTCCCATGTCGAACCTGTCCGACTGAATGGAACCTCCACCCATGTCAAACCTACCACTAGGACCGAGGTTGGGTTGGCCTACCTGACCGCTGATACTGCTCGGTGCTCGGCTGGCACCACCGGGGGCTCGGCTGTTGATAGCCTGCTGAAGTGCCCTGGTAACCTGTCCGCCTGGGCCGCTCTGTTGGCTCAAGTGAACACCAGAACCAGCACCGCCTCTGGAGATGCCGTTGAGGGCGTCCTGCGAAGCCTGTAGATGGGGAGCTGACTGAGGAGCTGACTGAGGGGCCGGTGCAAGCGTCTGCTGTGACACCTGCGGTCCACCGACCTGATTGGCCTGACTCATTTGAGCCAAGGCTGCCAGGGGATTTGATTCCCCTTCAGCCATGGAGTTTAAGTTGCCAGCTGGACTTAAAGCATTTGGCATATTGTTTGAAAGTGAGGAAGCCAGTGGGCTCTGTGAGCCGTTCGGGCTAACCGTTCTACCGCTATAGCCAATTGTTTTATTGAGCTTGTCTATTTCTCCCTGCAAAGCGTCTCTGCGGGGCCTGCCAACCTCCCCAGGTCGCCTTGCTTGTTCGTCCTTAAAGCCCTGGATCTTCTTTCCGAGTTCGTCGATATCGTCCTGTGAGAGTCTCCTCGCATCCGTGACCCTCTTTTCCCTGGCACGTACGTCTTGAGGTCGCCTTCCGTTCTCAAAGATCTGATCGTCACCTTGGCCTGCCCTGGCGGCTAGTTGTTCATGTTGACCGTAGTCTCGCTGAGAATGTCGCTGGGCTCGTCTCGCTGCCCAGTCTTCAACCGACTCTCCGCCAGTACTAGACGACGAAGTCAGGTTCGACTGTCGCTGTCGCTCTGCTTCCAGTTCAGGGGATAGGCCAGGCTGTGAGCCTCGGTTGTTCGAAGTCTCCACGCCTAGCTGGCTGAGTTGCGAGCGAATCCCCTCTGAGCTTTGCCCCAACGGAAGGTTGGCCAACTGATCCTGCAACCGACTGATCGTCAGATTCTTGGCGTAGTCAACTTTTCCTTGCTCTCTTGCACCAGCCTGCCTGTCCAGTTCGTCATAGACTGACTGAGGAGTATTGCGAGCATTCTCTCGCTGTCCCTGGGCAATCAGCCTGTCTCGCTCCATGTTCTCTCGGAGTCTCGAACCAGGCGACGTTCCTGTCAGTCCTGGACGTAGGCCACCGGGGTTTGTTCGGGGGTTAGATCCACTGGGAACATTGACTCCACTTCTTCCTTCGTTGAGTCGTTCAACGTCAGCCAGCCAATCCTGCTGCGACTGTCGAGCTAATGGTTGAACTCGACCACCGGCAGCTTCAAACTCTGCTTGCGTGACTCGCTGTCCGTCACCGCCTGTGTTTCGTACGACTGGAGCGGGAGTGAGATCCTGAGGGAGCGTCGCATTTGGGACTCCTGCACGCTGTGGACCCTGTTGGCCAAACACTTGGTCACCACCGCCAGAGCGAATCTCCGGGGCTGCGTTGGTCACGGGAGCCGCCCTCATGCTTGAAACAGCACCACCGCCTAATGGCCCTGTGTTGCCAGTCGTTCCACCAGCTCCCCAGCCACCACCGCCTGAAGCTGGTCCACCATCGTACGCACCGCCTACTCCAATTCCACCGTCAACTGCAACGGAGGGAGCACCTGGCATTCCACCAGCACCACCGGGTCCTGATATTCCACCGCCAGGGCCACCTGCTAAAGGCTGCCCACCGCCGGGGTACGTGTTGACTGGGTTAGACGGGAAAGGTTGTCCAGGGACGCCGCCTGGGGCAGGGGCACCACCACCTGGCATAGTCGGGATTCCTCCACCTGGCATTGAGGGAACGCCTCCGCCGGGAACACCACCACCACCGGGCATGCCTGGCATTCCACCACCGGGCATCGAGGGTAACCCGCCTCCGGGTAAACCGCCGGGCATCCCACCGCCTGGGGGCATCGAGGGCATTGTTCCACCACCAGGCATTCCACCGCCTGGAAGGCCGCCTGGCATTCCTCCACCACCGGCCATTGGAGGCAACGTGGGAAGTCCACCACCGCTCGGTCCACCACCCATGCCTCCGCCCACAGGAGGAAGCGTTGGGCCACCAGGGCCGCCAGCACCACCACCTATCCCGCCTGTGGTTGGGAAGGTTGGACTGGGTGAGAAAGGTGGGCGAGTGACTCCGCCACCAGATGACGGACCTGATCCAATTGCACCGCCAACGCCACCGCCGACTCCGTACGGCTGGGGGTTTCCTGAGCTACCTGGCAGTCCCCATGGGTTTGGCTTAGTTGATCCACCTCCACCACCTGTCGCCCAGGGAGTCGTTGGTCCACCAATGCCTTGTCCGCCACCACTAGCTCCACCGACTGACTGAGGACCTGAGTGACTGCCACCGCTGACACCAATGCCTTGTCCGCCCCCAGTGGCTCCTCCACCGATCTGGGGAATCATCCCCATGCCGCCGCCCATGGCTCCGCCCGGCTGTCCCATTCCCATGCCACCGGGCATACCGCCCATAGCACCACCCATCATTCCACCACCGGGCATCCCTCCGCCCATGGGCATACCGCCACCCATGCCACCGGGCATACCACCTGGACTGGGACGCTTGAGCTTATTTGCGGACATCGGGTATCTGGACATTACGTTCGGCATTTGATTGTTCCCACAGTTTTTGCAAGCCATTAGGGCACCACGTTTCCCATTCCGTCTATCCAGTTCGTGCCGTTGTGCCACAGCGGCTGATCCAGGGTCGTATCATAGATATGCCAGCCAGCTACCGGGGACAACGCTATTCGTTCCGCTCCAGTATGCAAGGGAACATCCACATACACTCCAGCTTTTACAACCCAGTCCTTCTCGAAGTCTGTCCTGGCAGTACGAGATGCTGTTCGCCTCTGCCTTAAGCAATCCTGACCAGCCCCACCTCCACTCCTGGCATTGGCCATCAGCAGGTAAGGCCACTCAAGGATCAGATCAAAGGCAGTCTTGAGTATCACCCAGACGCCTGCGAATCCTGTTCGTGCTATCGTTCTCATGTTGTGAACACCCTTCTTCCAACGCCCTGGTAAACCTCTAATCCAGCGACTGAATACTCGTACGACCACTGCTGAGCTACTTCGTTGTTCATCAGTTTGAGGTAGATCGCGTGTCCCCTGACGTTAGGCCTGATGACCGGGTTGCGACCGGGGTACACCATGGCTCGATACACCGGGTCCTGATTCAGGGCATGCTCTTCACTGTTTCCAGCATACACTTCGAACTCTACTGGAGAGGACTCGTCGTCAAGCACAAAGGTTATGTCCTTCAGCTGCTGACCTGCACCACCTTGTTGATTGATCGGCCCAAGTATCACGTAACTCTCAATGGCTTCACCGTCGTCGTCCTTGGCGTCTACGTCGATCTTCCTGATCCTGCCATCTCGACCACCTAGCAGGATGTGACGGTCTGCTTCTGTGTCTCCGTCAAACAGCAGGGCTGCACCTGGGTCGAAGTTCGTGTTGGTGAACGAGTCAATGAACCAGGCCTCGTTACGAGCATCCCAGTAGTAGTGAGTCGTTGCTGCTGCTGTCAGTGGAGTCACAAAGAAATGGCAGCCTTGCGTCCTGTCGTCCCAGGCCGCACTGATGATCGTGTTGGCGACACTAACCTCAGCCAACCTCTCATCAATAGCTTCTGACGTGATCCGCTCAGGCTGACCTCCGGGGGCCATCCTGTAGATACCGCCACGACTGCCGTAGAAATAGATCCTGCCGATCGGATCTCTGCACCAAGGGGCACCAAAGGCCATGCCCACAACGTCTGTGATTTGATCAATCCGACCACCAGCCATCGGGTCGTCTCGGAACATCTCGATGCTATGATCACCACCCATGATCAGGATGTCATCGCTGTACGGGATCAGGCAGTTGACCACGTCACCGAACTTGCCTGCTTCGGCACTGGTCCCTGCTACCGCCTGTGTCTCAACCACCGTGGCTGGTGAGTAGTCGTAGTCCAGGGGGTTGCCTACTGCACTCATGAACCAGTTGGAGGCGTCTGTGGGAATACCACCCAAGACCACACGCCCACGCCAGGTGCAAGCCAGGCGAGCTTCATGACCACCGTCTGTTGGCAACGTCCCTGGTGATGCCGCCCAGGTAGCCAGGGTGTCAGTCGTCATCGTGTACTTGTTGTAGTTCGAACCATCCACGAAGTAGATCACACCGAACACCTGAGTCGCTGCGATGTACGGGGCTGCTGAGTCAATCGTGATGCTGCCTGTTGGCGTTGCCCAGGCTGACGGGGTGAATGTCTGGAACGTACCACCTGCAATGCCGATTCTCTTGTGTTCACGCACTGGCAGCGTCGTAGCGGTGTAGGCAGCGTCCTGACCTTGGATTGCTGAGAAGATGCACTGGAACAGCTTCGAGCCAGATGTGTGCTGAGCTGTCAGGTACTTGGTTAACCCGGCTCGCTGAGAGCCTCGTGAACGCCCTGAGAGTGGATCGAAGGACCGTACGTTCTTTAGATCCACGGAGGTGTCTGGTCGCTGTCCGTGGTAAGCGAAGCCTTCGTTTATCCCCTTGTACGGGAATCGTAGTTCAGCGTTGGAGCGACTTGGCATTTCATTGACTCGGCTCTATGCGATACCAGCGAAGATCAAGACCTGTCCGGCAGTACCGCTAATGTTCCTCGCCCTGATCGTGTTGATCGTATCAATCGTTCCACCACCGAAGTTCACTGTGTAGTTGGCGTACGAGATGTTGCTGGGGATCACGATCGGTGGCCCGAATACGCCAGCGACACTCGTTCCTGGTGAGTAGATCGTGTAAGCCACCTCGCCAAACGTGGCGTCGTCATCTGTCACCAGCTCAATGTGCATTGGGTAGTCAGACTTGATCGCTACAAGCTTGAAGGCACCCTGCAGCGTGCTGTCGTAGATCTTCTGAGTTGTGCTGGTAGCTACGTCAAACGTAGTGATGTACGGGTTATCTACAGCCGTGATGGTGTAGCTATCAGGATCGAATGAGTACCTCTGCCCGTTGGCTGAGATAAACGCACCGAAGTCGTAATAGAGGTTTCCCATTACCTGTATCCAATCTGTAGGCTACCAACAATAGCACCACCGCCAGATGCGAGGGTGACTGTAATGTCTGAGCCCTTAGTAGCGTCCGTCAGTGGCTGGTTCCCAAACGACACGAACCCAGGCCCGGCTGCTGTAATGTCTACATCTACCAGCACGGTTCCTCCAAGGTCGATCTTCAGGTTTCCGCCTGTGGGGGCAGCACTGTAGCTATACCAAACCCAGTCAATCACAGCGTACTCATCGTCAGGGACCGTGACAGACGCTATGGCTGCCGTAGCCGCTGCGGGCAGGTGCTGTTTGTTCTTGGTAAGCGAATGCGTATTCGGTAGCGTGAACATGATTAGGGTCCGTTGTATTCCGTGCCATCGTAAGTGACGATGTGATTGTCGAGCACGTAGCGACTGCCCCTGAGGCCGTCACCACGGTTACTGTTGTAGCCAACCTTGATTCCACGTACCTTCTGAGCGTCGATCGCTACTGCTGCCTCAAGCTTCTCTGCGAAGTCCTGGGTCATTGACCCCTTCTCACCGTTGATCTTCAGCTCTGCTGCTGACAGGCAACTGGACAGGATCAACTCACCCATCTCAGGGCCGCCGTACGGGAAGGGCCTCTCTTCACTGAGCATTCTGGGGATGACTCGCATCGGCCCCTTTAGCTTGTACGTCTGATCTGGCTTGGGCCATACCAACAGGTAGTGAAGCTGACTGCCACCGCCATCGTGCTTCCTGGGGGCGACTCCGAACTTCTGGGGGTAGCCAGTCGTTGTGGTCTGATTGTTCTCTCGCAGGTACATGATCTGCTGAGGGTTCACCTGATCCAACTGGAACCAGCTATTGTCATCCTTGCTGTAGCTGAGCTTGTCCTCGAAGCTGCCGAAGTCGTCTGGCAGGTCGTAGTCGTCCTGGTCTGCCGTAACCACGATCTCACGGTACGGTTTCAGGAAGCTCCACTTGTGCTGGTTACTGGGCCAGTATGCCTGACTGCAACCACTTCTGATGCAGTCGTCTACATCAGTCTTCTCGTCAGGGGTGAATCTTGAGGGCTCACGTCGGTAGCCGATCGAACGACCGATCTCCCGGCGTAGGCTGGTGTAGTCAATTGCTAACGTGTGGTCAGACATTGCTCACCTAGTAAGGGATCTCTTCGTACAGGCTGACCTTGTTCAGGGCGATGGTTCGTTCATCCACATGGCCCTCGATCAATACAACAACCGACTTGCCTGTGTGGCGAATGATCTTGGCTGCGTGAAGCTTGTCTCGGTACATCACTTCAACCATGTCATCAGGACCGAGCTTCTTGATCGCTGCGATCATCTCCTCTTCTTCCTCTTCCTTCGTGTACTCAGCTTCTACCTCAGCGATCGTACGGTCTGTCTTGTAGGTGAAGACCAGCATGAAGATCTTGTCCAGCTCCAGCGGGCTGGTGACCCCTACGCCCATCTTGGTGACGATCCGCCTCATCGCCCAGTACATGTCCACCAGGGCGTCAGGCAGACGCTTGGTGTCATCGTAAGCACCCTGACCCAGAGCGACCTTGATGTTCATCACATCTTCGTCGGGCATGCTGTCTTGGTCTCGCTTAGCCATGTTGTTTCCTTAGCCTTCTCGTTGATCAAAGGAAGAACCGGACGCCGGGTGACAATCGAGAAGGCTGTCACCACGACGCCGATCCTTGTTCGCTACATCTCTTGGGCGATAGCCACCCAGTCGAGGTCAACCGTCACGGCTGTGCCGGTTCCGCCGATACCCATGACAAAGCCCATTTCCTGTTCGTCAGGGAACGTGGCAGCTGCCATGTTGGTGGCGGTAATACGAGCGTCCGATTGCTCGGCACCGTCCACGTAGAACTTGATGCGTTCAGCAACCGGGTCGGTGGGTCGATAGATCCAACCCAGCTTGTACCAAGTGGCAGCAACCAGGGTGAACACGTCTGAGGTGTTATCGAGAGTTTGACCACTGGTCTTGTACTCGACATCCAAGGCGTTGCCATCGTCTTCATGGACTGCGAAGCCAATGAAGTCCTTGTCGATGACTGCACCGCCAGCGTCAACGAAGAAGCTGTCAGCAATTGAACCTTCTTCCATCATTCCGACGAAGAGGTTGTAGTTGTCAGCTACAAGCGTGACACGGACCCTGGCTTCCATCATGCAGACCTTGTCCGTGCCTGCGGTTGTGACACCACGGGACGGCTGGATCTGTACGCTGGTCGTAGAGCCAAGCTGAATGGACGCACTGTCGTTGTCCGTCGTGTCCAAGGTCAGCCTCAGCACACCATCAACCTCTGTCGCCAGGGGCAAGATGGTTGCACCAGTGTCTTCATAGCTACGCCAGCTGCCAGACTCACCGTAGTAAGTTCCGACGTTACTGGAGACCGAGCCGTCCCAGGTAGCGAAGTCTTCTTGGTACAGCTTGAACTCTTGAGGCTTGTAGTGCCTCCAGATCTCAGCAGACGGGTCTTTCTTGGTCGATCCGCCAGCGAGCCGTACTCGTTCTTGAAATGGGTTTCCCAACATAATGCTTCCTTGTTCTTCCGAGGTAAGGGATGATTTTCCTGAGCCCCCCCAGGTCTATTTAGCCATTACTCTGAGGGACTCTAAAGCCCTGAGAGCTGACAGGGGATATTCCCAAAAAGCTGACCTGCAGGATCTCTCCTACAGGTCAGCCTGTGGAAGGCTACACCTTGTAAATCACTGCATTAGCCCGACGGTTAATGCAAATGAAGTTGTACGTCAGGTACACGAAGCACTCGAACAGGTTCGGTTGCTGCGGTGCCCGCATGGGCTCCATTTCTCGCAGGTTGTCACCACGCAGGATTGCGGGATAGAACGTGCGATGGTTGAGCATGTAAATCGGATTGTCAGTGTCAGTGTCAAGGTAAGGCACCCATACGCAGGGGTGACCCTTGAACACCATCTGACCGTCCATGCTTGCCAGGTCTTTGCCGAGGTTATCGTTCTGCGATTCGCCGAGGTCTTCCATCTCTTGGATGGAGGTCTCGTTCATGTACAGGCGATAACTCTCACCCTTGTTGCCACGATACTCAGGGATCGTGACCGGGCTCTTAAACCTGATCTTCCGGTGGGCGGTTCGGAGATCACGGATACCGTCGTCCTTGCTCAAGGCTCCACCGTACGTGGAGGAGTAGTTCTTGAAGTTAGGACTGGTTGTCAGGCTGACGCCACCAACGGTCGTGTGACCAGTGGGGGCTCCACCCGTGAAACCGGTGGTCGGATTCTTGACGATCCAGTAGGGAACGCCGTAGGGATCGACCGTGTCGGTACTCGAAGGAGAGTTCCAGGAACGCTCTTCGATCTCGTCTACCAGGTCGATCATCGCATCAGCTCGGCGAGCTTCAATCGTGTTAACGATTGCACTGCCTCGACGGTTCTGAAGGATGTCCGATCGGTACTCGAATGCCCAGGACGTTTCTGCGTAAACCCAGTCAACTCGAACCTGCTTGAGAATCTCAGGCACATTCGCTTTGGCTGTGTCGTACAGACCTACGTGCTTGGCTGCACCGGAAAGCTTGTTGAGAAGATTCCTCTGGATGCCCTTGCCATCCTGAATCATCACCTTCTCTTTTTTGAACCACTTCGGAACAACTTCATAGTCCTGTAAGGGCTGAGCGATGTTCTCGAAGTTCAACGGACCCAGGTCGTCCAGCGTTGCTGTGACCAGATCCGCAATATCGGGTGAGCGTAGTTGAGCCATTGTCAACTCCTATATGTGACACGTGGCCGCTGTCTACTCTTGGTCGTAGTCGTAGCCTGACGAACGCAGTTGAGCATTCCACCTGGCGGCAGCTGAATCAGCCCCTTTGGCCGGCTTGGCTGTACCGGTAGGTCTCTGCCTTCGCTTCGGCTGCTTCTTCAGGCCCTGAGTAGCACCTTGTTGAGCGGCTTGTTGCATTTGTTGAGGGAACACCATGTAAGCTGCTGTCTTGGCTAACTCTGCCCGTGGCGGTGGATTCGAACCCATGCGGAGATACTGATTTCTCAGCTCCTCTGCACGGCCTACGACCATCGACATGTTGTTGTAGGCAGGTGTGCCTGGATGTGCAGCTGAAGGATTCTCGCCAAACAGATGGGTGTAGTTGCCTCCGAGGCTACCGAGAGACTCGGCATACTCCTTGGCACCCTGCTGGTTGGTTTGATTCTGAACTTGCGATTGCAGGTCAGTCGTGTACTGCGACAGTTGCTGGAGGTAAGAGAAGTTCTGGTCCAGCTGCTGCTCGTAGTTCTTCTGCATTGCAAGCTGTTGAGCATACACATGATCGTTGATGGCCTGGAACTGAGCGATCACAGAAGGATCGGTCACATCAGGGTCAAAGTTCATCTGCAGTTTCTCAACTGCGAAGGGGTCAACCTTCGGGTCAACAAACTGCTGTTGACCTGCCTGCTGATTATTCGAAGCAGGCTGCTGTTGGCCCCAGTTCTGCTGCTGATATCCTGCAGCTTGTTGAGGTAGCATTGCAGCCGACTGCTGGGCAATCGCCTGCTCCAAGACCTCTGGGGAACCCATGGCTCGTGCGGCTTCAGCTGTGTAGCCGTAAGCCTGAGCCCGTGACAGAACGTCAGGGGTGAATGAATCACCGCCTGGGTCTGTCTCATCACCACTCGGTGGATCTAATGTATCGTCGTCACGTTCAGCGGGCTCGACCTCGTCATTGCGAGTGAGCCCCTGGCCAACGTGGTATTCAGACTCCTTCGGCTGCGGTTGGCCACTATCAAGGCCTGCAGCATCGAGGGCGTCTTGCTGTTCCTGTAGTCCCATTTCACCTGTAGACATTGACTTTCTCCTGGCAGCCTTCTCAATAAAAAAGGAGGACCTAGCGTTTAAGCTCGGCCCTCCTTGATGAGGCCAGGCAGTCAAGGTCCTGCTCGTCCTGAGCTAGGCAACCTCGCCTTCGCCGAGAACCGGACGCCTATCACGTTCGGTCCTCCACAGTGAAAGACTATGCGATCACCACATGTCTCGTCTAGTCTTTTGGTTCTTAGGGATCGCTGTATCCACCATTTCTGTCGAGCAGGCCAACCGCTCTGACGTAGTCACGCCTGTGGCCTTTGGAGCGGAACACAGCGTCACCTTCGTGGTCGAAGTCTGTTGGGATACCCATGTCAATCGAGGTCTGAATGGCCTGCTCTCGCTGGTCAGGGTTGACTCCAGACCGGTCTGATGTCATCGGGTAAGTGGATTGCAGCCTGATGCCGCTCACACCCACCAGCTTGTACCCTTTGTCAACGCACCAGGCCTTCTGCTTCTTGCTGAGCTTACTGGGATCTGTAGTCTCAACCTCTTTGCCATCGATGTATACGAATGTTCGCTTAGGCACGTCTCACTCCTGGCTATGCGGGGGTCATTTGTGATTGGTCAGGGCCGCTCTGGCTCCTGGCCGCTTGCTGCAGGGGGTTCGTCTGGTCACCCTGCTGTTGCTGTTGAGGGTTGCCGTTGACGCTCTCTCTGACGTAATGCTTGTCACCCTGTGAGCTGCCTGCCGAGTCTCCACCTCTGGATGGATCGTAGCCACCCTGGCTGGGACGAACGATGTCTGTCAGCTCTGGGATGTCGGCGTACGAGGATGCGATCTGGAACAGTCTCTCCAGGTCGATCTCCATTCCCTGCATGGCCAGCTGTTCGCCGAAGGGCATCACCAATTGGCTCATCAAAGTCATCAGCCGACTGAGTCGCTCTTCTGGACTCTTAGGTATCAGTCCATGTGGTTCGATCTTGAACTTGTACTGCAGGAAGTCACCCAGCTTGGAGTCTGGGGTCCAGGCTGTCTCAACGTCGATGTCTGTCCCATGTATCCGTTTCTTGATCGGGATGTACGAGACTGGATCGTGCCAGTTGTACCAAGCCAAGTCCCTGAAGATGTCGCCAAGGAACTCTGCTGTCTGAGCTTGCATGTCCTTGAGACGTTCGCTGGCCTGTTCGGTCAGCATCTTGTCGTGGCCGAAACCACTGGTCTGATTGGCCAGTCCACCGAGCAGGTCAATGTTCCCTGAGAAGTAGGCGAACAGGTCCTTGACGCTACTTGCGAATGCCAGGTTGCCTTCATGGACTCCGCCCAGGACCACTTCCTGAACACCACGTCCACCCTGCAGCCTGATCACTTCACCGTCTTGTGCATCTACGACTCTGTCACCGTCGTCATTGCTCCCGTCTGCAACGCCGATTGTCTTCTGGCGATCTGCCTGGTCTGCCAGCTTGCTGAACAACAGGTTGGCTAACTCGTGCAGGTCGAACCAGGCCATGGCTGGTGCCAGGGGCATCACAGTCCCAGGCATCTTGTTGAAGTAGAGGAACTTGTAGGGTCCTGGTTCAGGGCCATCCCAGTCCTCAACCGACAGCGGAGGGGCTGACGAGTTGTCTGCCAGGAACGTGCAGATGACACGCTCGTACGGTAGGAACACATCGATCAGCTTGCACTTGTCTTTCACTGGCTCGGACGGTGAGCCTGTGATTGAGTTCATGGCTGTCCTGCGAGTGTCCCTTCTGTCAGCTGTGTAGAGCTGTGAGGGGCGGGCCAATTCCCTGGCCCTCTTGCGGAACATCTTGTTCTCTTGGACGTATTCCAGGGGTACTTCGTAGTAGTCCCCAATGTAATCCAGCTGTTCGAATTCCTTGGCGTTCGTGTCAAGGACAAGCTCGTCGAGGTGGACGGCGTCAACGTAGGGCTGGTTGGCATCGTGCAGGATGCCGTTCATCTCTACCTCGTGGCTGTCCGTTACTCCCATCTTGACGACGCCAAAGGGGCTCATGATGGAATCCATCACCACAGCCCTGAGAGTCTTCCCCAGGTTGATCTCGCTGGCGATGGTGTTCACAGCCTCTTGCATGTTGGCTGCTACGGGGATCAGGTCTATCTGCTCTGCGACTGACAGACAGCGTGGTGTCACGGGTGCCAGCTTGCGGACGTAGATGCTGACAGCCAGTTCCAGCAGGTTGACTGGGACCTTCTTCCTGGCCCCCTCGTCACCGTAGTGGCTGCCCTTGATCTGGTTGTAGAACTTCTTCCGGGTGTCACGGAAAGACGACATCTTCCCGTTGTCCTGGTCGATAGTGCCGAAAAGCTTTTGGCGATCCAGCGGTGAGTTGGGATCGAAGGATCGCACGGCATAACCCCTGGAGTGTTAAGAAAAACCGGGGGCATGGGTGAGTGAGGCCCATACCCCCAGAGTCGCAAGGGAGCGTGACTCTAGTAACCCTTTTTACCACTCTTCGAGGACTTACCCTCTTTGGTGGTAGGACCACCTTGTTTCTTGCAGACCGAAGCTGCAGCTGCTTTGGCTGCCTTCATGCTGTTTCCGCCGAAGTCAGACTTCTTCAGATTTTTGCCGCTCATACTCATGACCTGTTCTCCTTTGAATTGAAACGTTTCATCTAAGATCCTAGCGGTAACCCCAGGAAGATTCTAGTTTCTCGCCGTCTCTGACCTTACGCTTCATCCAGGCAATGCTGCCGTACGGGGGCTCACTGCTCAGGTCTAAGGTGGCTGGCTTACTGCTGCCGCCAGAGTTGAACTGCTTCACAACTTTACATGCCAGGGCGTCTCCGATCACACGGTCACCGTGGTTCTCACCAGCACCTGACGGGTCTGGGTTGCTCTGCTTGCTGCTGCGTGAGTGCATCGGGACTCCGTTGTTGCCGAACACGTAGTCACCCATCTCGTCAATTGAATCGATCGAGGGATTGGTGCAGCGACCCTCTTTCAAGAACTCTTGGTAATCCGAGAGAAGCACCCGCTTTGAGGCTGGAGTTGTCCAGAAGCCTGGTGTCTGAATCTTGCCGACTGCCGACACTCGGTATTCGTCGTACTCTCTGTAGTAGACGTTCTTATAGTTCCGGGTGGCGATGATCGCTCCGAACTCAGCACCTGGTCCGTTCTCTTCCCAGATGATCTTGGCTGGCATACTTGGTCCTGTGAAGAACTTACCCAGGGCCATGACGTACAGGGCGAACTCAGCTGGGAACATGGACGGTGTGCAGAACTCAGCACACTTCTCACCTGTCCGCTGGTTGTAGACTTGAGCCACACTGTTGGTACTCATCTCACCATCTTTACCGGTGGCGATGTCACAGCCGATTACGTACGGTGCCAGGAACGGGGTCTGACTGTCGTCCATCAGGCTCCAGATCTTCAGCCGTCCACCTGCGTGCGAGAGGAACCTAATGCCTTCGTCTTCCAGGGCGTGGGAGTAGACCATCTCTCCCAGCATCAGCGGAGGCTTGCAGCGATTGCGAAGCTCTGTGAGAAGTCCTGCACTGAAGAACTGCTTGCCTGCACCTTGGTAATCAATGTCAACTTCCTGAGCCAGGTGCCAGGCACTACGGCGACGATCTTCCCTGTCGTACCAGGGTGACCTGTTCTTCCCGTCACAGATGAACTTGTAGTCCTTCGGGAAGCTGTAGTCTGAATCGTGCAGGGTGACTTGCTTGGTGACCTTGTCGCCTATGTACATGCCCTCGCTCTTGCCAGGGTGTAGCGTCCAGCGTAGCGTCACGACTTTGAGGTCACTCTTCTCATCGAACCGCATTTTGTAGAAATGGTTTCCTGTCCCCTGTGGTGTTGAGACGATGATTCGGCAATTCGTCGCATCAGCCGTCGAAGTGTCAACTGCACCTCCGTCTGGCACTGCAGCGAATTCATCCAGCATGATGGCGGTATGCCTGGAACCACGACCGAGGTTCGGTGTGGTTGCTTCCCCTGCGATGATTGATCCATTATTCAGGTTCTCCAGGTGGTTCTTCTTCCGGCCTGCGTACTTCTTCCCCTTGTGGATTACCTCCTGTCCCTTGCACAGCATATAGTCGGGCTGATACCTGTGGATTGCATCTATCTTCCAGAACAGACTCTTCGGGTCACCGATCTTGTCTACGTAGTCTTGAACACGACTGGCCAACAGGAAACTCAGGTTGGCGTGGAACTTCCAGGCCCACTCGATCGCCATCAGTACGATCCACGAGGCACCCATGTCTCGTGACTTCTCGATCAGGATATCGTCCTTACCGAAGCTGTTGATCGTGTCGATGATGCAACCGTCTTGAAACCCGTACGTCCACATGGGGAGTACTGGGTTGATCAGGCGGGGATCGTAGGTGCAGCAGAAGCAGTTGATGTACCAGAGCGGGTCAACTTTGCACCGCTCCCTGTACTCGTCAGCCTTGGGAATACTGGAGGCAGCTGCTTCCAAGACCTGGCCACGATACCTCAGGAACCGGTCGTATCGGACCTTGGGGACTTTCTTGTAGTACGGGAGTTTGGCTATGTCGAATGAAAACACTACAGGTCCTCTTCGCTAAAGTCTTCCTCTTCGGCTGCCTTCTCTTCTGCACCCAGCAACTTACCGGTGGCGTCTACTTGGATCGTCTTGCTACCGTTGACTGGCTTCTTCCTGTGTCGGCGTCCTGCCGGTGCGTCACCTTCCGTCCATTGTTCCTGCAAGGCCTTCATCTGTGATAAGCCTGGTCCGACTGGATAGTTGGGGATCTGCTTGGGACCACTCTTCGCCTTCCTCTCTTCAACCAGGGTCGCCTTGTCGCTGAACAGTATTGCTGTCCTGGTTGTCCTGGCAGCGTCACTGAAGTACTTGAACATCATATTGAAGAACTTGGACTCGTCCTTGGCAGCCCATATCAGCCAGCTCCAGTGTGCCCCGGTTGGTGCCTCATTGTCTTGCCCTGATCCAGGCGGGTGGACGGTGAACAGTTCCTTGTGGGTGTCGTACTCAGACGCCTTGTCCCACTTGAATACCGCTGGAACTCGCCAGAGATTCTGGCTGACCCATTCCATGCAGGCGTACTTAACCGGGTCGTCACGGGCTTCCTCTATCATTGCCTGATAGTCATGTAGGCCTTCGATCTCGATCGGGGCAGCGTCTCGGATCATGGACTCGCCAGTCAGTCCCTTGCTGAGCTTCTGTCCTAGTGCCAGCATTCTGAACCTGGCGATAGTTCCGTCGGCAGACCTGATCTTCTCCACCTCTTCACAGATCCTTGGCCAGAACTCTGTGCGATAGAGACGGTTGAGAAGTGGCCTGAGCCAGATGATCCTCGTGGGTGGTTGCCACTGGATATCGTCAGGCTGCATGATCGGGTTGAGCCGCTTCCGTTCTGTCAGGTTGGCGACCTTCGGCGACTTAACCGCCTTCTTCCTGGGCGTCTTCTTGGCCATGATCTTCCCCGTAGTTGATTATCCCCATTTTTCCAAGGAACACCTGTGCGGCAAGTAGGGCGTTGTTAGCCAGGTCTCCGTAGACCTCCGGTGCGAGTTCCTGTGTTGGGTCGTCTATGAGTAGGTGACCGACGAGGCCTTGGTAGATATGACTGCTCAGGCTGAGCACCATGTTGGCCTGCTGTTCGGCTGCTTGACGTGCTGCCAAGTAATCTATGTCCTGTTCAACCGCAGCTGACTTGGGCTGCTCAGGCTCTTGGAAGTCGTCCAAGATGACTGACGTACGCCTGGTGCCAGGCTGCTCAGGAGCTTCAGGCTGGGCGGCTTCCGTCATCACCTCAGCTACCGATTCAACTACCTCGTCTGGTACTGGACCGTCGGGGGTGTTCCTTCTCATTGTCCGTGTACGCCTTTGGCGTGTTCTCTTCGACATTGCCTTCTCGCTTCTGTCAGAGATCTAATGAAAATGGCGACGGTGCCAGGGAGAGTGACACCGCCGCCGATCGCAAAGCACCCTCGACTACGAAGAGTTACCTTGAATGATATTGAAGTTGATTACCAGCAGGGCGTCCAGGGCCACGGTGGCGTGCAGGTTGGTGACTGTGATGTCAAACGAACCAGCAGCCACTGCCGAACATACAGCGACTGGAGTCCCTGTGCTGGCAGTGCTTGCCAGGGTGACGATCGGGGTGTCTAGTGCCGTGACCTTGGTGTTGGTGACCGTGAAGGTCTCCTCTGTGTTTGCGGCGAGAGTGCCAGCAACTGTGGTGATCTGACCACTTAGAGTAGACAGCGTTACACCAGTTGTGGGCGAGGTGATCTGAGTCACCGTCCCACCGTCTGACACCCGGATCGGGACTTCAAAGTCCACTCGGCTGTTGCCTACGTCGAACAGGACGTATTCCGTGGCGGAACCAAGGAAGATCTTGGTGTCCATGTCGTAGGTGCCGTCACCAATGTGGAAAGCACCTTGGTCGTCTACTCGTGGCAGCCATTCCAGCGTAGCGGTACTGGAGAGGTCGAATCGTTCCCCGTTGCCGAGGGTGGCTTTCAGTAGCCGTCGCATTGCACGATCGTTCATAACTAACTCCTTGTCCCGTGTAACATGTCGGGAATCATGGTCCCACCAGCCGGGCACCGCCGATCGATGCTTTACAGTGGGAGCCGGGTTTACTTCGATCGCATTGTACGTATCATGACCGGGTCTAGCCAACCATTAGCTCCCCCACTATCCACGCAGCACCCTGCCGCTCTTCATTGGGAATCCTGTTCCCGTGATGGTTGGCCCCAAGTGGCAGGGTGCCTTTTCGAGGACTTGTCATGCTCAAAGCAAAGGACGTGTACGCTCTCCCCTACGCTGTTCCTAGTGAGCGAATTGACTACGTGTTCAACCTGCACGACTTAGATGGTCCCATTGCTGGGAAGTGGATTCGAGCTGACGTTCAACAGTGGCCGCAGGGTGTCAGTCGGGTAGCGATTGATGTCAGAGTGAAGGACGTAATGCTCTTTCGTCAGATCACTGAGGCTGAGATCCAGGCGATCTTTGATGAGGCTACGAGACTCGCTGCTACTCAAGCACCCTGGGAGCTGTCGCCATCCTGGTCCACTGCCACGAGCTGGATCTCATCCTCCACCATTGGATACAGCAACTGGAACTCGGCACCAGTCCGAGTTACCACCAGTGGCTAAGCACCTCACCAAGTCCGCAAGGAATCTCATGACAAAGCAAAAGCTGGGGGCACTACTCTCCTACGACCGGGATCTTGACAAGGATCAACTTGCCGACAGTCCCTTCGCCGAGCGGTCTGAGATCTTCGGGGCGTACAAGCTGTCCGGTGAAGAAGGGCTTTGGCGTAAAGCTTTGGACAAAGAAGAAGATGTTACCGTCGCAATCGACCTTACCTGGCGTCAGCCTCGACGCTTCGTCAAGCTGACGGATGAAGAGTGTCGCCTTGCCTTCGAAGCTCACGTGGATGGCGACCCTCCGCCCTTTGGACCGTATAAAGGAATTGGGCGTAGTGAGTTCGCAGAGATTAAGATGCAGGCGGCCATGTCACAGATCATTGGTGGAGGGGTTCCCGATGGCGAAGTACAAGATAGACCCGGAAGTGAGGGCGTCAATACTCGCTGGGTATCAGGAGCTGTACGACGAGCTGGAGACAGTGAAGGGACTACCTAACGTCCAGATGCTCGTATTCGGAATGGAGCAGCGGGCCACCATTCATGGCTACACTTCACTGCTTCGTCATGACCGTGGCATGGACACTTCTATCACCGAACTTGAGAAGCTTGACCCACCGAGCTTCTTTGGGATCAAGGGCGAATACTGTGGCGAGCGGGATGCTCTCTACGTTGTCTTCAAGCCGAAGGACGGGGCGTCTCACATTAGGTTCCTCTCCCATTGAGCTTCTGCGAACAGGGCTCTCTTCTTTAGTCGTTCGCAGCGATCCTTCTCGTCGTCAAGCTGCTGATAGACGCTTTGCTCTTCCCCGTTGGTGTTGAAATTATGATCACGGGTGGGGCTGTCCTTTCTCTTCACTAAGTCAGCCACGTTCTGCTCCAGCACGACGATTCGATCGTCACGTTCTTGTATCATTCTGGCCTGGCTGGCGAGCTTGTCTGAAGAGTACCTCTTCTCATCCGCTTGACCTTTCCCGTAGGCATTAGCGACCTGTCGCCTGTGATCTTCCTTCAGTGCTTCTTCGCGTCGCTCGGTGTAGTCAGGGGTGTTCGCTTTCTTCCTTGGGTTGCCCTGCTTCACTGACGCTACTAGTACATAGTTCATGACGTAGAAGGGGGCTGCGACGGGTGCGAAGATAAACTGAATGATGTGACCAGCCTCTCCACCATCCAACACTACCCCCTCTTTGACACGCTTCCTAACGATCGGGATCGCCATCCACCAGGTAGTCACTGCGTAGGTCAGTAGCCACATCCACCAGGGCATCTGTGTCAGATGATCCTTCAGGGCACTCAGTGTTCCTGTCAGTGCTTCACTCATTTGACTTCTCCCTTTGCGAACTGCTTGATCAGGATCTTGATCGCCAGACGTAACTTCACTCTGTCCTCTTCAGCCAACTCTTCTTCGACCGGTATCCGCAAGAAGTCTTGTTGACCTGTCGCCTTGGCAAGAGCGTCTGTCAGATCGGACTTCTTGATCTTCTTCAGGTGACTCTTGATCAGATTGCTGAACTTGTAGCTGATCGGGTAGTCAGGCTTAGTGATCGACCAGCGGTCACCTACTACCTTCTCAATCACGATCGACCCGTCCTTGGTTTGGATCTTGTCCTTGGAGATCTCCCAGTGGGTCCCCTCTTCAACCGAGTCGAAGATTGCCTGTAGCTCCTTGCCTGGCCATCTGGTGAACTCATCAGTTTTGTGAACAGCAAAGATCACCCCTGAGGCAATCATGAGGATCGTCCCAAATAACGTCACCGGTCCAGGTCCGTCATCCCAAAACAGCTTCTTCATTTCACTTCTCCCTTTTCAAAAGGCCATGCCTTCACAAATGCAGTTTCTTTCCAGCCTTGGTCGCACACCTCGTCGTCAGCCTCCCACTCTGATACAGACGCCTGCTCGATCTTCCACCCGTCCCTCTCAAAGTCGTACGAGATCCTCAGGTCATCCGCAGCCCGAACGTCCATCAGTCCCACTTGAATGAACTTTGCACTGTCGTCGCTACGTGGATACCAGAGGTCAACGTGCAGCGAGTCACCGTGCCTCTGTAGTTTTTCGGGGATCACTCATCCTCTCCCTTTTTCTTGAAACTAGGTCGCCCTGCACTCCTTCGCTCACTCAACACTTCTCTTAAAGCAATTGGCAAATGCCTCTTCCCTGCTTCGCCTAACCATTGAGACAGGCCCTTCCCCTCACTGTGGGCCGCTTCCTCAAACGCCAACCACCAATCAGGTGGCTGCGTCAGCTTTCTTTGTTCTGCTCTCATGACTAAATGGGACCATAATAAAGTGCCATTGTCAATCAATCAGAACGGCTGGTTATCTTCCCGATCAATCCCGCCCTCATTGCGTACCGTCCTGAAGTCAAGGAACGGTTCTTCTTCCTCTCGCACCGTTTCAGGCGGCACCGCTTCTTCCTTCTTCGGCCTACCAACAGTCACGTGTGTTGACAGCTGCTTCGCCGCCACTCGATCACACTGCATCAAACAACATCTGCGTACCCACTGACTCATCGTGTACCCCTCAGCCGTTGCCGTTGCCTTGAACAATCCCCAAACATCATGACTCGCTCGGAAACTACGCATTGGTGTCTTCATTACCAAACCCTGTAAAAATAGCAGTGAAACCTAAGGGTAATACACGAACGCCCATTTTAGCCCAAAAACGGTGTATTACACCCCTAAATGACGATAAAGGGTAATACCCGGTGTATTACACCCCTCAGCCAGCTATCGGGTCCCATCCTCGCCGTGACAATCTACACGTACACCAGTACATAAAGGGTAACAAGCACTACAGCACGGGTCCCCGTAGACAGAGGGGCCGTTTTACCAGGGTTTTAACCAATACCAGGTGATTTTGGTGATCAGGGGTTAAGTGTTAGATGAGAGGGCACGTCCAGTTCAGCATTTCGGGCAAAACTGACATCTTTACAAATGGGTCCCATATCGACTAATCCCCTACCTTGTCTCGACTTAGGTCGATTGTGATATGCAGCTGTGCTTCTCATACTGCTCCAACTGGCCTCTTGTGCCTTCAAATTTACCCCTCGATAGGTATTTGACCTCAGAACATTCGCTGCCTATCGAGGGGTGGCTTTCGTTAAGTCGGTGAGTCGCTTGCACTTACGTGTCCTCGATTGAGCGGCTGGTTGGATGAGCGGTTTTAGTGGTTTGACACTATCAAAGCTAAACGGCCCACAGCGTTGACTGTAGGCCGTTCGGTTTGGGTAGTGTTGCGAGACTAGGGCTCAAGCTTGTATTGCAGTTCGCTGAGAAGTTTGACACCGGTATCATTTGTCGCTGTGTAATCCCAATTGCCACGATTAAACCAACGTTTTCGCGTCAAATGGCCATTGGCAAGGCAATCGTTAATTCTTTCCCGGTCAATGCCGGTTAATTCGCGAACCGGATCAAGTGCAAGCGAATCGGTCATCGTGAATGCCATTTCACCATACCGATCTAATAATCCTGTCTTGTTCCACATTGTCGTTCTCCCTAGTGGTGATCTTGCGATAGCCCGCAACGTGCGAGCCTATCGACGAGGTCCAAGTATTCGAAGTCTGTTTCCCTATCGCCCACCTCGACGGCTGGGGCTTGTTCGGGCTTGCGAAGTAGGCACGTCAACCAGTGGTCGATCTTGCTTTCCAGCTCACTATCTAGCCATTTGACTAGTGGGGCAGTGTTGCTTGCCAATGTCTTGACGTTCAGACCGTCTGGCTGCGATTGTGCGGCCTTGCGACGTGGTTCGTGTCCAAGTAGCCAAAACACCGGATGAGTGATTTTGAGGGGCATTGAGGGGGCGTGCGGCCAGTGGTGGATTCTGCCGACCGGTAGGCCGTATCCGTGCAAGTATGTTCGTGCTGACGATCCCCCACGATTGTCTTGTTCGACTTGTTGGAACAGCTGGCGTAACGCTCGCTCTGCATCGAGCTGGCGTAGCGTTAGTTGCTTTTGCTCGGCCACATCTTGACTGTCCACCCGTTGCAGTTCGACCACCCATTGCAGCCGGTCTGCGATATCGTCACATCGGCGCGATATCGTGCTTGGCGAACTGTGCTGGCGTTTGGCTATGTCGGTTCGCGATACGCCATTGATCAACAGATTGGCTACCGCTTTTAGTTGGCTATCCAGACCGCCAATCATGCGGGCAACACGTGACAGTAGCGTTGCGTGTGAATCGGCATCTGCATCGGGTAACCCGTAGGCGATTAGTTCGCCCAGCACGTCGTCAATTGTCCTTAGCTTCTCACCATCGCCAGTCTGGCCGAATCGAGCTTGCAGTTCAGTTAATGACCAGACGCCAGTTTTGTCTTGATTGTCTTCGATGCTTTGCCGACTATCGCAAGCTTCGTCACCGAAGATTTGGCGTTTGTCCGTCCCGTGGCGAGCACACAGCTTTGCGAGTTCTTCATCCTGTTCCGGCGTGTTGTCTGGTTCGGCACGTTCACAGAATAGCGACATAGCCCAACATAGTGAGTTCTGTCGCCATTCATCCCTGCCATTTGAGGGGTTCGGGTTGTCGCCGGACCACCTTGCTATGCGGTCGTCTATTAGCCTCTCAACGGTGGCTAATTGCCGTTCAAACCGATCAATCATTCTTGTACTCCCTTGCTTCGTTTCGTTTCGTCCAACCACAAATCAGGATATCACGTTATATCGATACGTGTTGTGGATAACTTGAGTAAGCAAGCTAAACGACCGGCGAGATGCCGGTCGTTCTGTTTGGCTACTCAATCCGCTCATTCCGCTCACTCCCTTGCGAGTCCAGGCAATCTTGCTTTCCGCCCCTTGCGACCCACACATCAGGACAACTCATGTGGGGCAATGCAGCTACTTGAACGGAGTCAACACGCAAGAGCCAAGGCCAATTCTGGCTACTGATCCAGGGCGAATGATCAGCGACAAGACGGTAGAAGTCTGACAGTTTGCCGTTCTCCACAATCCAGAACGTAATCGTGTCTTCGTCTTGTAAAGCGTAGACGGGGTGGGGGTTCCCCATCAGCTGGATTACGTCACGGACCTCAGTGATTCCGGCGAGTACTTGTTTCTCCAGCGTGCCGTCTTCGTTCCGCCCCTTAATAATCGTGTACGTCATGACAATTGCTCCAAATTGAGTGAGTAGTAGTGAAAACGCTAAACGACCGGCGACTATGCCGGTCGTTCGGTGATTGCACTACACACTGGCAAGGGCCTTTTTCATTCCTTCAATGTCGGGTGTGTATCCATGTTCACGCAGGGCAAGGATGATCCCCTTGATACCGGCCTCGCTGCACACAGCTGCGTCCCAATAGTCAGCATTCCGGTTAAACGGCTTGCCTGCACCCTCGCTGTGCAACATTGGAATAGGGGTCGCACCTTGCCTGACTTTCCCTGTCTTCTTGTCGGTGGGTGTCCAGTGAATGGCACTCCATTTGATCTCGCCGTTTCCCTTGCCTGAATCAGCCTTGTTTTGCAGGGTCGCCACTACTTCAGCGAGTTCCGTTGCGAGTTCAGCGTACAGAATGTCATACGCATCCGGTGTGCATACCTTGTCCTTCAGTTGCTTGTTCAGGTTCGTTTGGCATTGAATGATCTCTAGTGCTGTTCGCTTAGCCATGACATGTTCTCCAATACGTGGATGTATGTTGCGGGACCAAACATTGGTCCCGCCAATCCCTACCCGGTCGGTTTTCCTGTTTTTTTTCACGTCCCCTATATCTCGCCTTTGACCCTCGACGGCATTCCGACTCAGTAGTACGAGCTATGAACCAGTGCCCCGAATGGCCCAAGGCTTAGATCGGATGAAAACGTACGCACGGCACAAATGAACCCAAGGCTAATTGGCCACAGAGGGGCCGCCGCAAAACCAGGGTGAAAATCTTTCGGGGTTTTGACCGGGGAAATTGTGGCGGGACAAAGCCGTCGCCAGTCACACACACGCATAAGGAGCACACACATGGTCATGTTCGGGAAAGAACAGGAAGAGAACAGTGAGCACGCTAAGTTCATGCGTCAGCGGAATCAGCTTGGACTGCTCATTACGCAGTTCATGGACGACAACAGGGTTAACCCCTACGTACTGCTTGGGATGATTGAGGAGATCAAGCAGAAGGTCATGGGCTCAATGGGAAAGTACGAGGATCACGTCAAAGGCAGCCCCAAGGGCAGCCCCAAGTCTGCTATGAGCTTCACCACTGACGGCACTGGCGACGGCTTCGAAGTGGTCGAGAGTCAGTGCTATGCCGTCTCTAAGACCACTGGTGAAATGATCCCCTTGGCTGAGTTCTGCAAAGAGAATGATCTGGACCTTGAGGAAACTCAGGCCAAGCTGGCTCAGAACATCAAGGAGCACCTGGCGAAAGAGGGTGCCCCTGGTAAAGGCCCTATCAGCTTCAAGGAGAACATGAAGAAGGCCGTGGACGATACCACCTCTGAGCTTCATAAGAAGCTTAAGAAGCACCTACGAGACGGGGAGAAGGGAGATGCTCCAGCCGAATGAGTACCTTGCTGTTGCCAGGGACCTGAGGGACTGGGCTGAGAAACCAGGAACCCAAGAGTGGTTCGTGGAACAGGGCTACTTCTGGGAGCAATTGCGGTCAGGGACACCCCATGTCTGTGCCAATGGCAGCCCAGTCCTTCGCTTAGTACTGCGGAGGATACATGCCGCTGGGCTCAACCCAGACAGGGAGTTCGATGCCGGTTCTTCCGTCTACCGTAAATGGCTTAAGCCAGCCTTGGAGGACCTGACAAACATGACAGGCCTAACCGAGACACACCTTGGCAGGAAGAACAGACAAGAGCTGGATATTGCTGCTGAGTACCTTGAATACAGGGAGGCGAATCATGCTTCAGCTACATGAATACGAGGGAGTGATCCGCGATTGCAAGTCCACCCCAGCGTGTGACTCCTTCAGGGTTTGCTTCTTCGACGTGACGATAGCCACCAGTAATGCACTTGAGAACCACGATGACCAGTGGCTATGTGAGCACGGTGAACCGGCTGTGAGGCTTGCTCTGAGACGAACTCATGCAAGCGGCAGAGGGCCTCATGATTGCACAGACTTCCCTGTAATGTGTGGACAAGCAGCAGGGGACATAGCCACTGCGGCTTTCCACCGGGTTACTAAGTCATCGCAGTTTGCCCGATACAACAGCTGGCTCTGTGACAACCCTGCTCACATAGCCGAACGACTTGAAGAAGAGCTTGCTGTTCTGCAAGCACAACCACAATGAACCACAAGGAGGTGGTACATGTACTTGATTGGGATCTTTTGTTTAGTCCTGGCGAGCTTTATGTGGCTCGAACAGGCAGTTGCCGAGTTTACTGCAAAGGGAGAACGCAATGACTGATTCGACTGAAGGTGTGAGACGACAGATGACAGCCGAGATCAATGCCGTGGAGGGCTCTCGTGAGGCCCTGGAGGCTCAGCATGGCCAAGTCTGGGACACTAGCGAAATGACCACCCACTTCGATGCACTGAGCTTCATGGCCCCCTACATTGTGGTCAAGCGAAAGTCTGACGGCGTGAAGGGGTCACTGACCTTCCAGCACTCACCTCGCTTCTACTTCGACTTCCAGCCTGAGTAGTGTGAACCAGGGGGTACAGGGACTGCCCTGTTCCCCGTTGTCTACACCTCACCTCGCTAAAGGGAGAACGTAATGGCCAATCTGGCAATGTTTCGTGACTTGATACAGGCTCAAGAGGGCGTACCGATCGTGATGGACCTGTGGTTCACTGAGGGGCATGAGTGTGGCACAGCTGGCTGCCTGGTGGGAAATTGGGCCATGCACGGTCAACACTGCCCTGTCCACTACGGGAAGGACGCTGATGGCGAGTACCAGTTCCGGCGAGGTGGTTACACCGGTGTAGACGTTAGGCCACCAGCTGAACGCAGCCTTGGGATTGGACGAAGGATATTCCAGTTCCTGTTTGTGGCTCACTGGAGACCAGCCCACAACTTAGGCAAAGCCCCTGAGGCTCAGTCCCTTAGCGATGCCGAGGCCAGGAAACGTCTCCTCAAGGTCTATCGCTACTATGAGCGAAAACAGGCCCTGCTAGACGCCAATGAGCAGTGGCGTGCCATGCCGAAGCGTCAGCGACAACAGCACTGGAATGAGCGAGAAGTGTCTCTCGCACTGGCTAAGTAACCAATGATGCACTCTCTCGTTCGGGTCGCTCCCAGGCCTCTGTGGGCCTGAGGGAGAGTGTGTCGTTGTTCTACTTCGCTACAAGGAGCAAAACCATGGGGATCACACCAAGAAGGCCAGGGAGCTTCAGGACGCTGCTCAAGAGGCACTCAACGAAATTACCGAAACTCGCAGGGAATCAATGAGGGCCTTGCTGAAGACGATCGACATGTTCCCACCACAACTACAGGAGACCATCCGTGAACAAGCCGCCAAGTACACCGACAATTAGCGAGCTTGAGGGGGCTTCTGTGGAACTGGCCAAGCGTATCTTGGCCAGCGGACAGGACCCTGATAACGTCTCCCCCTTGTTTGTCTTCATGGCGACAGGGCTGGCGGCAAACATGCTCTGTGCTAACTATTTGAATAAGGAGAACAGCTGTGGCGATACCGACAATTAGCGAAGACGACCTGCTTGGGGTGATAGTTGAGCCTGACATCTACGGGCTCAAGGTTCACTTCGATGAGGTCAAGAGAGCGGCTGATGCTGCTGGCATTGGCCGAGACGTTGTCAAGGAACTGAGCTACAAGTCAGCCTTTAGCAGGGCCTGTAGCACACTCAAGGACAACAGGACAATTGACAAGCTGGAGACCATGGACAATGGCTGCATGGTTTTCCAGTTCACTGCGAAGCATGAAGAGGACGAAGAGATCCACTTCAACAAAGAAGCCAAGGTGTACCTGGACCCAATTACCGGGGACATAAGGTGTGCTGGCAGACATGACTTGGAAGCTAAGGCTAGGGAGCTACTGAGCGAAGCAATGGACTGCAGGACTACCTCTGATATCACTGGCCTGATCAAGAACCTGCTGAAAGAGCATGCTGACCTGTACCCGACAAGTCGCAAGGGAGGCTCTTACTTCGTACCGATCGCTCACATTGAATACGCTCGTAAGCTTGAGCGATTCGTCGATGAGTGCGGTAGCTTCACTGACAAGCTGAGGATCTTCCCTGTGCCAAAGGGAACCTCTGAGGGCAATCGCAATGTCCGTGATAGCGTTGGTGCTGTGATCAACAGTGTCCTCGAAGAAATGGACGAGGCGATTGACGAGTGGGGTGAGAACACCAAGGACAAGACGATCAAGGGCACCATGGAGAAGATTGAGGTGCTCAACTACAAGATCGAGTCACTATCCATGTACCTGATGGAAGAGACTGAGGAACTGCAGCGTAAGCGTGCTGTACTGAAGAACAAGCTTCAGACCAAGGTGTTTGGTATCGCTGAGGGCAAGGCAGCCCCAAGTGAGCCTGAGGCTACAGAGGCAGAGCCTGCAGCTGACTCAACTAGCGAAGACGAGCTACAGAAGCTACGAGAGTCGCTCTTTAGTTAACGCAGCCGTCATGCACACGAGGCTGAAAATCTTTTGGGTTTTCGACCGGGAAGGGATTGGCGGGACCGAGGTGTTCGCCACGTGGTTAACGCGGGGTATCGTAGTCAGGCTAAGTGCTCCAGGTTTGCACTACGGTATCCCCCGATATTCACTACTCGCTACTAGGGAGAATGAAATGACTGAGAGACCATGCGTTGAAGAAGAGATTCTCAGTAATCTCGACAGTCTTATCCATGAGATGAAGCAATACAACGACTGTAAGGCATGGGTCGAGAGATTGAAGGAGATGCGTGAATCAGTCGTGGAGGGGGCCGACCAATGGGTCAGGACCATCAGCGGAGAGAAGGCCATACGGGATAGCAACAGGCGTCAACTCGACGATGCCCTTGAGACTGCCGAGAAGTGGGAGAAGGACTACTCAGTATTGGTTAACCAGCACCAGACGGCCTGCGATGGGTTCAAGATCCTCGTCTCTGACCCAAGAGGAACCATGTACGAAACCCCCAACTTCCCACAAAGCGAATGACCCATGGTGTCACTCCGGTTCGCCAGAGTGACCCGATGGCTTATTTACTACTCGCTACAGGGAGAAACCAAATGAGTGTAGCAACGCTAGAACTGCAGGAAGTGTTCAGCAAGGTGCGAGATCAGCTCAACGATAAGCTGATCGAAAGGGAAGGTGAGGTGGATGTCGTACTGACGGCCATGGCCTGCCGGGAGCATGCTCTGTTCGTAGGGCCACCTGGTACAGCCAAGTCCATGCTCTTGGACGCTATCGCTGAACTGGTAGACGGACAACGATTCCTTTACCTGCTCACCAAGGAAACGGATCAGGACGAGCTGTTCGGCCCTGTGAAGCTGTCTGAGCTGAAGAAGGACCTCTACGTCAGGAACATCGACAAGTCGTTAGCGACGGCACACGTGGCCTTCCTGGACGAGTTGTTCGAAGGCTCCAGTGGTGTGCTCAACTCAGTCCTCAAGGTGCTGAATGAGCGTACCTACAACAACGGCAACACTACCGTCCAGTGCCCGCTACTGACCTGTGTGGCTGGTAGCAACAAGTGGCCCCATGGTCACAAGTCTGGCAAAGAGGTTGCTGCCCTGTTCGACAGGTTCCTGTTTCGTAAGCAGGTCAAGCCAATCGGTACTGACCGTGGCCTGTCCAAGCTGCTGTGGGAGCCCAGCCTGGAGATCGAGCTGAAGGAAAGGCTGACCCCTGCTCAAATGGACGAGGTGGTTGAGGCCGTCAAGATGGTGCCTTGGAAGAGTGACGCCAAGGACTGCTTCCAGTCGATCATCAAGGAGATCCGCCGTCAGGGCGTGACTCCTGGTGACAGACGAATGAGGAAGGCAGTCAACGCTACTCAGGCGTTTGCCTGGATCAATGGTGCCCTTGAAGTTGAAGATGAGCACCTTGAGATCCTGGCTCATGTCCTTTGGGAAGACCCTGAGGAACAGCCTGCGGTGGTCACCAAGGTCATTGGCAAGTTGGCCAACCCAGTTGGGCTTCAGGTCAACACCCTACTGATCGAAGCTGACCAGATTGTCAGCGAGACAGACGCCACTCAGCTGGACCAGGCAGCCATGGCGACTAAGAAGCTTGGTGAGATTGTGAAGAAGCTCGATAAGCTCAAGGGCGACAAAGCCAGCAGGGCAACCGAGTATGTTCGTAACAACCAGGCCGATATTCACCGACGGGGAATCGACGCGATCTGATCCTTGTAGCGAGGGTCGAAGTAGCCGTGTGGTTACTGCTCGCAGTCCCTGTCTCCACTCCATCCTGGCAGGGGCTGCCTGTTGTACTCATCCTAACTCGCTACAAAGGGAGACTTGATTATGGATCAGCATGAGGCCGAAGGGTTAGTCAGACAACGTGCCGATGAGTTCAGGGACGAATTCACCATACGGCTCAGGAAGCTGTGTGAGGACTTCCAGCCTGAGACGGAAGCTACGGTCGAAGGCATGATGAACGCATCTGCTGCTATCCATGGCCGGGGTGAAGCTGCCCTGGTGATGGCGATAGCGTCTCTGGGGTTCACTGCTGGCTTTAGCCGTGAGAAGTCGATCAATCTGCTGGAGGCTGTCTGGAAGACAGTTGCCGAAGAGGCAGCGGCGGAGTTCAGCACCCAGCTCTCTAGGGCAGAGGGCCTGAGTGACCTGCTGCAGCAGTTCAAGAACAGGGGAGGCAATTGCAGTGACAACTAAAGTCAAGACCTTCAGGCAGTGGCACAGTGCCTGGAGTGAAATGCTTGTTGACCTGGACAAGAGGATCTCCACGTCAGAGGGACTGGAGAGCAAGAGCACTGAAGAGCAGCAGGCTTATGCTTTTGCTCGATCTTACGCTGGGCTGGAAATGGCAATTGACAGCTTGGCCAACATGGCTGGAGCACCACAGAAGGAGGCGGATGAGATGTGCAATCTCATCTGCGAGATCCTGCACAAGAAGGCAGTTATGAACGGAGTGTGTGAACCACGGAAACCTGAGGGAGAACGCTATGGAGAATGAAGAATCTGAAGTAGACGTTGATCAGCTCATCTCTGATCTTCTTGAAAACAAGCCTGTTGGCGTATCGGTTATCGACGACGAGTACGACGATGACATGCCCGGTACGTTGCAGATACCTGAGAGCCCAACTGCTCTCGTCCTGGATAGGTGGTCTCTTCGTATCGGTGAAGAGATCCTTGAGGACAACCCTGGCATCAAGGACATCCTGGCTAAGGAGCCTGGCAAGAAGGTTAAGCCTAAGGAGTACGACGACATGATCCTCAAGGCAGCGGACTTTCATGCTGCTGCTTTTGAGCCTGTCCCTGAGCTTGCAGAGAACCCGACTGACAAGAAGATTGCTCTGTACATGGAGCAGTTGATGTCCACCCCTGAGTTCCAGCAGCTTCACCATGAAACCTGTTTGGACCCAGTTGCTAGTGAGATGGCCTGTGCCCACTTCGCTAAAGGCTGGAAGGTTGTCGTTGAGACTGACCCTGGCGAAGGGGACGGTGGTGATGGCGACGGTGACGGTGGCTTCAAGGAGGGACTGCGAAACCTCAAGGCTGCCAGTGACGCCCTCAAGGACGCTGACGCTGAAGTGAACGAGTGGCGTGACATGGAGAAGATGTTCGGCATGGGTGGTGGTGGTTCCATTGCCAGCAAGATGCCAAAGGATGTGATCCAGAAGTGGTTCCAGAAGATCAAGGACAACGAACAGCTTCGTAAGATCCTTGAGTTCGCTGGTAGCTTCAGGCGTCTAGCACAGGCTAAGCAGCGTCAGAAGATGATCCACGGCATGGACGAGATCTCTGGCATTGAGATGGGGAACAAGATCCCTCGCTTGCTGACTAGTGAGAAAGCTCGCCTTGCTGACGAGGACCTTGAGTGGCTGATGCTCAAGAAGATTGTTGACCGTATGGCTCGAATGAAAAAGCTACGGTCAATCGAAGACGAGATCCGGGGTGCCATTGTCTGCATCGTGGATGAGTCTGGTTCGATGAACGGCCATGCTATTGCTCAGGCCAAAGCAATGGCACTGGCACTTTACTGGGTAGCTCAGCATCAGAAGCGATGGTGCTGCCTGATTGGCTTCTCTGGTGCAACCGAGGGTAACTTCCTTGTACTGCCACCTGAGGAACCGAAGCAGGATGAGCTACTTGAATGGCTTGCCCACTTCTACGGAGGTGGCACAGATATGGACGTACCTCTCAATGAGCTACCTGCGAAGTGGGATTCTCTGGGGACTCCCAAGGGACGGACTGACATCATCCAAATAACAGACTGCTGTTGTCATGTCCCTGAGGCGACTGCCAAGAGCTTCAATAAGTTCAAAGAGGAACGTGAGGTGAAGATGACGACTATCGTCATCGGCGGAGACGAGGCTGGGCCACTTGAAGCTGTCAGCGACAGGACCTACAGCTGTGCTGACTTGAGTCTAGACAATGATGCGGTCGGTGAGTCACTGTCGATTTAGGTGGTCCATAGGTTGCCCTAGTCACACAGGGCAACCGCTTGGCCCATTTGAATGAACAACAACGCAACAACATAAGGAGACACGTCATGGGCTAGTTGAGCGTTAGGTGGATTGGCCGAGTCCACCGAGTCACTGAAGCGGCCTGAGGGGCTCATGACCCTGATGGTTGAATAGGTGGCGGAAGGCCCAGAGATGAGGATCGCTACCTCGTCAAAGGCTAGGCGACGATCGGTTAAGGCGGCTACGGGGGAGGGCCTGGTCTCCCCGTTATGTGCCAGTGTAGCTCAGTTGGAAGAGCAACTGTTTTGTGAACAGTAGGTCGTCAGTTCGAATCTGACCTCTGGCCCTGGAAGAGATGAGAGGCATCGTGGCCAGGGGAAATTCCCCTGGCCTTTTCTTTGTTGCAAGGAGAACGACGTGGCTGAGAAGTTGATCGTTGTAGCCTGGGGTGAAGACTCCGTGGCTGAGTCGAAGATGAGATCGATGGGGGTGACCTACAAGATGGTCAGGTCTGTCCATATCGAAGAGATCGATGTTGCGGCAAGTCGTCGCAACAACGCTCGGCTGATGGACCCTTACGAGGACGCCCTGGCTCATGAGTACGCTGACGCCATGGCTGCAGGGGATCGCTTCCCTGCAATCATCATCGTCAAGCGAGGTGGCCGGAAGACCAACAAGTACATGGTCCTCTCTGGCAATCACCGCTTGGGTGCAGCTATCGACTGTGAGCAGGAAGTTGTTGACGCCTACATCCTGGACGACTGGGATGAGAAGGCGAATGACATCATCGCTCGTTCTGCCAACCGCTGGACCGGCAAGCGACAGGAGCGTGACGAGGCTCTTGAGCATGCTCGGTTCTTGATTGAAACCTACAAGCTGACTGTCCCGGCTGTAGCACCGCTACTTAGCCTGAAGGTTTCCTGGCTGAGTGCAGCTCTTCGGGCTGAGCAGATTCGATCTGGCCTGGTGGACCTCAATGTCAGAGGGGTTGAGAACCTGCCCCACGTATCCCTTCATAAGCTCAATAAGCTGAAGGGCTCCAAGGACGTAATGGCGGTCGCTGCTGAAATAGCGGTCAGTCGTGGCCTCACGTCGGAGCGGATTGTGACCATGGTTGAGTCTGTCGCCAAGCAGTCCAATGACGACAAGAAGCTCACTGCCTTGGCCAAGATGGACGATACCTTTGTTAGTGAGGATGGTGTCAAGGCACCACGGGCTGTTGTCACGCCTTACAGGACTCGCTTCCTGAAGGCACTCAACAACCTGCATTCGATCGTCTGCTTGGGCAACTCTGGAGAGCCCTTCGACAACCTCAAGCAGCTTCAGATCACCAGCTCTGACGACAGGGCAATGGTGAAGCGACGAATGAAGGAAATGTGCGACCGTCTCTCCAAGATCACCGGAGTGAAGATCGGAGGCTAACGTGGCTGGCATGAACCCCCTGCAGCAAGCCGTTCAGGCCATCCTTCTTGACCGGCAATGGCACTCTATCAGGGAGATCAGGAAGAAGGTTGACCACTTGATCACCCCTGAGAGAGCGGCTGTCGCCTACAGGCATTCAGCCAGAACCAACCGGAGCAAGGGTGGTAAGGAGAAGAGTGAAAACCCTACTCCAAACGAAACGGTTGAGGTGGGCAAGACGTACGTCGTCTACCACATGCTGAGGAATATGACGAAGCCCTCGGCTCAAGGCCACTTGGCAGGAATGCTGGAGCACACCGGATACGGTATCAACCGAGCTGTCCGGCTGTACGCCTGGTTCTGCTGTAACTGCGGTGGCAAAAGCTTTAACAGCATAATGTGCGAGGGTTGCTACAAACTTGTAGGTGACCGTCGCATTGAAATGCTCCCAGATGCCCTTATCGCCGGAGAAGCGAATGACACCGACTCCTAAGGCAGAGTTCAACGGATCTCTTGCTGCCCTTCGGGACGCCTTTGACCTGAAGGACTTTCACATCCAAAAACTGGAGGACGAAATAGACGAGTTGAAAGAGAAGCTTGCGAACTATGAAGCGATGGATGAGTCGCTTAAACAGTCTGGGTGATGCCACCCTGCTCCCTGTAGCGAGGGAGCACAGTAGCATCATTTTGGGAGAACGAACATGCTATCGAAGCCTGCACCGAAACCAAAGACGGTGTCCTATATCCTCAGGAATCTCCTGTTGGATCGAAGGTGGCACACTCATGCAGAGATCATGGGGCTAGTAAAACACCTCATTCGGCCTGAGGCTGCTGTTAGGTCATACGAGAACAACGTAAAGAATCACTCTGACAAAAGCCTTGCCTACAAGGTGCTCAAGGGAACCGTCTATGCTGCCAGTGAGCAAATACGGGCATCGGTTAACGACCGAAGCCGAACTGGTGTCTACGAGAGGACGGGGTACGGAAAGAAGGCCTGCTATCGAATGAAGGGAGCGTATTGCTCGAACTGCAGAGAGCCAGGTGATTCTGTACTGTGCAAGGCATGCAGAAAGCTAACGGGTATCAAGGACGTACAAGAATGGCACAAGGGCTAACGGTGGTTTGATGTCCACCGGGGCCAGACGTGTGGCGTTCTCCGGCGTCTGGCCTGCCCTGTTTTTTTGGATGGAGAATTGAAATGACAATGAAGGAGCTACCGCTGGCGATCAGTAAGCACCAGCACATCAACACGAAATGTCACCTCTGTGGTGGCTTTCACCGGGAACAAGAGACGCTCAAGGGCATCTACGAGATAGTCGGATTCGAAGGACTGTTCGTAGTTGCTCGGAAGAACCGCAAGAAGGCCGTGCGTGAAGCGATCGACTCAGCTACTGGGAAGGTGCTTCGCTTCACCCCTGTGAAGCGATCAGTGATTACCGAGGCCTTTGACGCCATTGGCGAAGAGCTGATGGAGTACGCAGAACCAGCTCAAGAGTGAGAGAACCGATCCACCTCTTCCTCAGTGATCGCTTCAGGTGCTCGTCCCCTGATCAGGTTAACCGCGACCCGGTCGTAACCTTCGGGATCTGAATATTTCTTTAGTGCCAACTGGCGAGCAATGGGCCACTGCGAATAGTCGTCCATGTCGTCATGGTGAGCCCTGCACAAATGCAGCAAGCAGGCTCGCACTTCTATCGCCTTATTCCTGGCAGGACCACGTGCAATCTCGTGAACGTCCGTAGCTAAGCGGTCACAGTCTGACCGCTGGCACCAGGGATACAGGCGACGGTACTCGTCACGCACTGGCAGGGCCTCCCTGTCCTGCTTCAGTGTCTTGAGTGACCTTCTTCTCATCTAACTCCGCCCACTTGGACTCGATCTGCTGGTACAGGTCGTCTCGATGCGGCCTGGTAATCAATCGCCCATCAAACCTCTCAGCCACCCTGTCCTTTAGTTTGGCCAATGCACCTATGTCAGTGCAATCAGCAATGGCCTTCTGTGCAGCACGGACAACGCCTTCAACGTCCTTCTGCTTCTCTGCTTCAGCGACGTACATTTCGTCGTCCCAGGCACCAAGGAACACGTCAGCGTTGAACCCAAGCATACTCAATGCCTTGCTACGGGTATTTGTGAGAAGCTTCTTGTGGCACTGCTGGTTCGGAGTCCAGAGCATGTCGTTGGCAATGGGAAACCTGGAGCCTGGAGCGTAGAACGTGGCAATGAGAATGAGTGACGCCTTGCCGCCTGTCTCAGTAATACTCCAGCTCAGTTCCTCAAGCCCCCACTTGCCGCCATACGGTCCCCACTCTGCCGTTGCCAGCATGAGTTGATACTGCGGATCGGGACTGTTGAACTTATAGCCAATGCTGACCTGCTTGACGTAGTCTGCGTCCGTGGCTCTGTTCCTCAACCAGAGGCTAAGGTTCTCCCTGCTCGCCTCATTCTCTTCAGCGTGACGGACATCCACGTCATGCGTCTTCACTCTGTCCTTACCCATTTGCCTTCTCCAATTGCTTGAGCACTAGGTCACGGAACTTGATGATCCTGTCGGCCAACTCTTCTATCACTGCTTCGTCTCGATCTACCCGTACGATCACCAACCCCTTGTCTTTCATTCGAGGGTCATACGAAACAAAGTCACACCACTGCTTGCCCGTTACCCACAGTTGACCCTGAACCTGATCAATGTACTGAGGGGGAACGGTCTTCTTTAGCAAGGTGCGAACGTGCTCCCTGGTTGTGTAGGGGCACTTGATTTCCACCAGGCCTTCTTCGGCAGTAAGGCCACCGTCGGGAGAGGCACCGATCCAGCGTTCCACAGGGTGAGGGTAGAACCCTTTCTCGGCGACATCTCTCCCTGTCTCGAAGATGTAGGTGTTGCGAGCCTCATCTTCGTAGTTGTTGCCCCAGTCCATGGCTTTGCTACGGGCAGAGCCTGCTTGCTGACCGGTCATGTGTTCGCCAACCAACTCGTAGAGATAGTTGTTGGCAGTACCGGTCCAGCCTCCACCAGACTTCTTGATCACAGGGAACATACTCGCTGTGACGTAGCCAACTCTGGCCTGAATCCATTCGGGCGTGTTCTGTTGCATGGCTACACCTTTGAAACGCTCAATTCACCATTCGTAACCTGAGCACCAAACACATACAGACCATGAGTCTGTGCATACTCTGCCAGCTCTTTGCGATCAGCTGGCGGTAGATCCTGGTAGGTTCGCTGCGGGACAGGGAACACACCGGGTGACGGCAGCCGGGGGAGTAGCTCACTGATAGAGATCAGTACTCGCTCACCGTCACTGAGTCCGTCATCCTGATCGAACAGAGTGTTCTTGCCACGCTCATGGTCAACCACCAGGCGAGGGTTGCCTTTGATGTTCTTGATGCGAATGTGCTTCGTGTCCATCTTCTTTGTGATGATGTCGAACACACTCTTGGCGTTAGCACGATGCTCACCTGCCTTCTTCATCAGTCCCTTGGCATGGTCGCCATGTTGCTTCGCCTTCTCTTGCGAACGAAGGGCGTCACGTACTCGCACTCCCTGCTCTTGTGCCAGGCGAGCTTCATTGAGGCATGTCTCCGCTGCTTCAATCGTTGCCTCATCAACTGGGACTGACGTTTCCTTCTTGAGTTCAGCTTCGTACTTAGCGATGAGCTTCTCGTGAGCCACCACAATATTGAGCTTCTCTTCAAGGTTGACTGCCTTATCCGAGGTCTGTTGGCATCGTTCCTTCTGGACCCTGAACGTCTCTTGAATGATACCCAACTCGATCGAAATCTTGTCAAGGTCGCTAAGGCTCTGCTCTTGCTCTGACTTGACCAGGCTGATCTGCTTCTCAATCTCTTCTCGACTCGCAGCAGGAGAAGACTCCCTGTGAACGTCAAGTCGCTGTTCAGCTTCTCGACGCTGGTCAACCGAAGCTTCGTAAGCCGCCTTCTGCTCTGACAACTTGGTCAACTCATTGGCACTGTCGATGACCTTGCCGTTGAGCTTGTCAGGGTCACATTCCTGGCCGAGATCAAGGCCTTCTGTCTGGTCAGAGAATCCCTTGGCGTAGCCTGTTTCGACTGACGCCTGGGACTCGTACAGCTTGGCCTGAGAGTCGATCTTATCCTTGACTCGCTGAGTCATCAGGACGGGATCTGAGGTGGCCTGTATGCCCATGTCTTCATAAGCCATGCGACCGCCGCATATCTCATGGAAGTCCTCTGGCTGAAGCGTCAGGCCGCTGAGTGTGGCAAGAGCCTTGATACGAACGGCGTCTCTTGTGACAGGCGTCTTTCCTGAGGGGTCGATCAGGTCTACCAGATCAAACTTCTCAGCATCAAGAACACTTGCTTCAAGCTTGCCAACTTTCTTGCGACGAGATCCGACAGGAACGGTGGCACCAAACCCACTGATCTCTCCTTCGGGTTCAGAGTCGTTGACAGTCAGTGCTGTCTTGCAGCCTGAGAGCACTGCCAAGCATGACAAGATTGTGCTCTTCCCCTTCCCTTTGCCTCCTTGCAATTCGTACAAGCCTGGACCGTCGAGTCCCAGGTCAAACAGCCCTTCGATTGGGCCGACGTTCTCCACCGTGAAACGCTCGTCAGTCAGTTGATTCTCCGTCATCTTTCTCCCTTTGCGTTTGGTCGTAAATCTCTTTCCTGTGGACGATCACATGCTTAGGGGCAGTGATCCCTATCCGTGCTCTGTCGAGGCTACTGTCAACCAACATGATTGTGACCAGGCCGTCACTCGTAACGATCACAATCTCTTCGCTCCGCTTCCGTTGCAGAACTAACATGGCGATCTCTCTATGTCTTGGCGTCCGGCCTCTTGTGCTTTGTCCGACGCTTCGGCTTCTTGAAGGACGGGGGAGACAGTATCCTACGCTCCCCTGTCTCATGATTCTCTGCGACCAGTTCGGTGAAGCCACTGATCTGTGCCTTCTGAATCTGCCTGGCGAGCACTATGGCATCCCGCATGCAGGTGGCGTAGTAGTCATAACCACCGCCTTCCTTCAGCTCGTCTATCGCTTCGTTGTCACGTTCATTGAACGATATATGTCTCAGCACTGAGTTCCGGGCAGTTGGTTTCATGATCACTCTCCTTTATTCGATAAGGATAACGATAGCACCACAGGAGCACCAATACAACCACATAGCAGTATACGTTTGTGGTTTTAATTGCCTATTGACTGCTTGGGCCATATAGGACAGACTTCACTCCTCTTCGCTACTCATGGAGACACGAGTGATTTCTAAACCAGTCCCAGTGGGCACCCTTCAGAAGCACCCTCTCACAGTCCAGATCTACTCCGACAAGCCAAATGACGACCTTCTCGAATCAATGAGGGACACGGTCCAGCAGGTGCCCATCATTGTTGCCGCTGACGGGAAGACCATTGTGGATGGGGCGAGCAGGTGGCAATGTGCCAAGATTCTGAAGTGGAAAGAGGTCCGCATTGTCGTCAGGCCTGACCTGGTTCACGACCTGGATATCAGGGTGGCACTGATCCATGCCAACACCCACCGTGAGAAAACAGTCGAGCAGAAGGGTCGTGAATACAAGGAACTGAAGCGAATAGAAGAGCTGAGAGCTGCCAAAACACAGGCGAAAACGTCTTCTCGTACTGATCCAGTACAAGCAGAACCCCCCAAGGGAGGTAGGCCCAGCACTGCTGCCGCAGCCAAGGTTGGATTAGGCAGGGACTCCGCCATCAAGGCTAGCAAGGTTATCGACGAGATCGATATCGCTGAAGAAGCCGGTGACACCGAGCGTGCTGAAGACCTAAGGGAAACCCTCAATACCAACGTCACCAAGGCTCATGCCAAGGCTACCAGCAAAAAAGACAAGCCTGAGCCGACCGACGAGGAGTACGCTGCCGATCGGTTGAATGCCCTGGCCAACACCCTCTCCAAGATGGCTGGAACCCTAGCTGAGCTTAGGGAGCTGCTGGGAGGGCGAGTACCGGCTGATAAGTGGATTGAGGAGCTGGACGAAGTTCACATTGGAATGAAACGATGCCAGAAGCAACTGCTGAAGTAGCCCCTCTCGTCCTCCGCCCACTGCAAGAGAAGGCAGACCTGCTTGTCAGGCGTGCCATCTCCAAGCACCAGCGGGTCGTCCTAGTGGCTCCAACTGGATCTGGCAAACGCTATCTGCTGGTCCATTGGTGCATGGGTGCCTTGAGCAAGGGGAAGCGAGTCCTGTTCATCACCGACCGTCGCATTCTTGTTAATCAGATGGCAGCCGAGTGTGCCAAGCACTCTGTCCCCTTTGGGATGATCATGGGAAGCGAGCCAAGGGACGACTCGGCACTGCTACAGATCGCCAGCATCCAGACGCTACGCAGGCGTAAGTACAAGGACATGCCAGACGCTGACTTCATCTGTCATGACGAAGCTCACAAAGAACCCAAGGCTTGTCAGGAACTGTTTGACCTTCACCCGAAAGCCAAGATCGTTGGCGTCACAGCCACTCCTGTTGGCCCCAAGGGAACGTCCTTGATTGGCATCTATGACACCGTGGTTGAGGGCATGGTCAACAGCGAACTGCTGGCTGGTGGATGGCTACTACATACCAAATGTTGGACACCCAGCGAGCCTGACATTGAGGGCGTGACTGTGTCTTCCAGCGGGGAATACAACCAATCACAGCTGGGCAAACGGGTTGAGGAATGCACTGTCTTTGCTGACGTGTTTAAGCACTGGGAACCTTACCAAAACGAACAGACGATCCTCTTCTCGCCCAAGGTCAAGTTTGCCTACGGGATTGCCGAGCAGTTCAACGACCGTGGAGTCACTGCCGAGGTGATTGAGGCCGGGACTTCAAGCCAAGATCGTCCCCCCATGTTCGAGCGATTCAACAACCGGGAGACCCGCGTCTTGGTCAGCGTCGATGTCCTGAGAGAAGGCTTTGACGCTCCGATAGCAAGCGTCGGTATCGACCTTCAGCCGAACAAGCAGTTCAGGACCTATTGGCAAAAGGTTGGCCGAGTGCGACGTACCTACCCTGGTCAGACCCATGCCACTTGGCTGGACTTCGCTGGTAACTTCTGGCGGTTCTGGCACCCTGATGAAGACCCTGACTGGAAAGAGGTCACCTCTACCAGAAACATCCAGGATGTTATCGACCAGGTTAAGGGGACCCAGTGTCGAGCGTGTGGCAAAGGCAATGTCTACAAGGGTCAATGTCAGCACTGCGGCGAGCGGGTTGGTGAGACGAAGAAACCCTGGTCCTGCTCGAAGTGCCACTACAGCCTTTCCCAGTGGGAGAAGATGACTAATGGCAAGTGCCCCAACTGTGGGCACCCTGTGGGCAAGGCAATCCGGCGAATCAAGATGCAAGACGGCTCACTGAAGGCTGTCTCTGCCGAAGAGCGTGGAAAGAAGCTTAAGTCAAAAGCAAAGAGCGACTGGGTGGGATGCCTGTTCAAGGCATACCACTCTGACAAGTCGATGAACTTCGCTAGGTGGATATACGAGCAGGACCATGGCCACTGGCCTTCTCCCGAAGAGACAGGCTGTCCTGACCCACTTAGCTACATGTGGCGGCAATCAGTCGCTGAAGCCTGTCCTTGGGTGGCGAGGGCTGCAAACCGAAAGAGGCGAGACTGAAATGGACGACAAACTTGAGGTACACGTTAAGGAAGCCGATCTGGTCAAACGGATGATCATGGGCAGGGCAGCAGATAAAGCCGTGTTTGAATTGACCAGTGACGCCCTTGAGTCAGACACCTTGACTATTTCACTCTCGCAACGAGGGTACAGCGTCAGCGTCAATATTGACTTCGATCAAGCCAGGGAACTTGGAGCAAAAATCCTAGACCTCAATCTCTGGCACAGGCTAGTCAGAGACAACGATCATAAGCTGATCGACAGCGATCACAATTTGATCACTTAAGGGCTGTTACCGCGTCAAACGATACAGCCCTAACCTGTGAAGGGTCATTACGAGATCACTTCCTCATGCCCCGTGGGTGAAGCGGGGCGACTTTCAAGGAAGCGACTGTGACGGAACACAACGACCGACAACGAAGCTCTCAGCGTGACCTGCAGCTTGTACTGCTGGGGGTCGCCTTCACTAAGGGCGACCGGCAACGGGTGCTCGATGCGATAACACCTGAGCATTGCTGTGCTGAGATTGGTAAGCTCATGGCGGCGATCAAGGCCAGTGACATTGTCCCAATACGGCAGTGGCTGGAGGATCATGACACCCCTATTGCTGACGGCAACGATGTCATCCAGTCGCTAATTGACTCGGTGCATCGCTACTGCAAACGGGCCAGCATGAAGAACCTGGCATTCGAACTGAACATGGCCAGGATCGAAGATACGCCTGAGCTGATTGAACGGTTGCGTAACATGGCAGATGACCTGGAAGGAACCCTGTGAAGAGCTTCATCATTCTCTCGGACGGAACCTGTGTGAACATGAGGTACGTCACCTCTTTCTACCGAGGTTTCTCGCTGGGGGCTGGTGGTTCGTCAGGCATGGTCCTCACTGTTCGTGGTAGCTCATACCAGGAAGTCAGAGACCCGGATGATGTGAAGAAGATCCGAAGCTATATCGAAGAACACGAATGGGAGAAAGAAGAATGAGTACTCTCGTGACTGAGAAAGACATTGAGACAATGGAAGCCGTCCTCGAAGAGAAGGGGATCGCTGCCTTGGCGAGGATGTCCAATAAACTCAACCACTGGAAATGGCCTGGCCAACTGGAAAACCCAGAGCCACCAGAACTTTCCGGCAATACGAGCCGCAGGCGACAGTTAATGGAGTGGATCGAAGAAAGGATCGGTAACCGAGCAGTGCTGAGGGAGCACAACAGTGACATGAGTGAATTGGAGTTCAACGACTTCTGGCGAGGCACGTTCGAGCATCACGGACCTTCTCGTGATCGACACAGGGCAAGAATGATGGCTGAGGCCGAGAAGGAAATAGCGAAAGAGAAATCAAGTGCTTGAATTTGGGCCAATCGAACTTGCTGAGTGTCAGGCCAATCAACCTGCCTCTGCGACACTTGAAGACTACCAGCAGGCAATGGCGTTTGCGGTAGCCGTATGCAGGCACTGCCATTGGTGGGTCGGTGACATGATGCTTGAGCTGGAGCGACGGTTTGGCGACCTGAGCACTCAGGCACTACCGATGGACAGTATCAGCCTGGATCAGCTTAACCGGATTAAGGCTGTCTCAAGGCGAGTGCCCAAGGCCAACAGGAGGGCCGACCTTAGCTGGTATCACCACCAGCAGGTCAGCAGGCTACCGAAGCACCTTCAGCAGAACTGGCTGGAGAAGGCCGCCCTGGAGGGCTGGAGCAGTAACGAGTTTAGGGTTCAGGTTTCGAAGTTCCTGTCGAGCTGAGCTTCTTCTTCCACAGAAGCTGATACGCAATAGCACCCTCCAAGAGAACCCCGCTCACTCCCGTGAGTAGCTTCTTGAACTCGTCCCCGTCAGTCCAACTGCCAGAGAACGAGAAGATCGCTATGGTGCTCATGATCCCCATTCCCATGACGGCGATCAGCATGTCCTTCTTACTGAAGCAGGGCGTGTTCCAGTCCATGGCTAAACCTCAATTGGATCACTGGGATCGACTGGCGGAATCTGATTGGTTGCCGGAATGAAGAGCACTCCGTCGATCTCAACCTTGGGATACTCTTGTGGCGGAACGACAGGATCGGTGGGCGGATCTGGGGTGTCCCGTGGGAACGGGTTGTCTACGAAGTCGTAGTACTCGATCAGCTCGTCCATGCTCTTGTCACGAGGTGGCTGGTAGGGAGCTTCGCCGGTTGAGAACCCGCAGTAGTGATCCGGGGTCGTGTACGACATGACTGACTTGTGGACGTTCTCTCGCTGGAATTCATGCTCCAGGTTGTTGTTGTGACCGCCTTCGTGGCTCAGTAGCTGAGTGAAGTCTCGGAGGTTCGCTTCGTAGCTGGAGTCGAGGAAGTGGTCTACCTGGTCACCACAGCTACCGTTGTTGAAGTAGGCATAGCCGATTACGTTGCCAGGAATGAACTTCATCTTGATGTTGATGTTCGCGTCGTTCACGTCATCAACCAGCTTGTGCAAGATCCCCACTCGCAGATACGTCTCAATGTACAGGTCTGTGGCGACCGTCATGATCGACTTGCCAGACCAAAGATCGTAGACCTTCTCTTTTGTTCCCCAGACACCAGCGGACACTAGCGAGTCCAAGTCAAAGGCCGATACCGGACCTTCGAAGTAGTCAGTGAAGCTGTTTCGATTGACGTAGAACGTGGCGACATGGTGATCGGGGAACTCAGGATCACATCCCCTCGGCCATGACCCTGAACCTGCTGACCTGGCGAGTATCCTCTTGTGGCTCTGGATCAGCCCTTCGGCCATATCGTCGCCACATTCCAGACAGTGAGCCAAAGCCCCTGGGTCTACGTAGGCTGCGATCTCAGGGTCACCATGGTCAGGGTGGAAGCACTTGCGATCCTTCACGGCTGCCGTTACCGATGGCGAGGCTGCCACCATGGCGGTATCCAGGTCGGCCATGGCCACGTTTGGTAAGTGGCCCATGGCCTTCATTAGCTTGTTCTGATTCATCCCAGAATCCCCAGGATCAGCTTGAGTATCGTGGCGAAATCGAAGTCTCCACCGTCTGCAAAGACTGCCAGCAGAACCTTGATCAGCCCCTTGAGCTTGATCTTGCCTCCACCACGCCTGGCGATCTTGGCTGACTGCTTGGCGTCACTGCCTAGTGAATCACCGATCGTCTTTAGGGCAGTGGCGACCTGAGCATTCGTCGTCAGACGGCCTGCTGTCCGTTCTGCGGTCAGTGCAGCACCAACCCCGGCCCTCCAGTCCTTCCAGGCTGCTTCAGCTCCACGGGCCTTCAGGAAGCTGTCCGTGAGCTTCTTCAGTTGAGCCAATCCCTCGGCACCCGTTGATTTACCGTCGGCGACCTTGGAACCAACGATTGAATAGATTACGGAGAGGCCTGCCGCGTTCTGTGTCTTCTCCGGGTCCGTCACCTTCGTCGTCAGGTTTCGGACGGTCTGGCTTAGGCTCGATGGCGACGGGACGACTGGGTCGGTCGGGACGTTTCCGGGTGGGGTAGCGGACAAAAAATCCCAGGTGTGTCCCCCATTCGCGTCAGTCGTGACGACGATCACCGTGCGGCCTGGTTCCCATTTCTGGGTGTTGATGAGCAGATAGCCCGGCCCTTTGCCTGTTCCGGCCAGGACACTTGCCGCAAATATGAGGAGCAACGCGAGACTGATGTGCCGTTTCTTCATTGCCTTCTCCTTAGCCTTCTCTTTGGAGTGATTGTCGAATCACCTGCTATTCTAAACAGCACTACGCCCGGTTGGCGATTACTTAATTGCCGATCTCTGCTCTGAGACAGCTCGTACCGTAGCAGGCTGCGAGCTGTCTCTTTTCGCACACATACCCACGTCGCCCGTGAGGCCAGTGAAAATCTTTTGGGTTTTCGACCGGGGAATTTGTGGCGGGACCGACTGGCGGCGGCACGCTTTTACGGGTCACGTCAGGCACGGCAAGGCTTGCTTAGCCTAGGTGCGGTATGCCAACGGCATGGTATGGAATTTTCACAAGGGAGAAACGGAATGGACTATCGGTTTAAGCTTACGGGGAAAACCCCGCTGATCATGCACGCCGACAACATCGCCGCTGGTGATGAACTCAACGCTTGGCGAAAGGACCCAGCGAACAAGGACCTGAGCGTAAAGGGGGATGATCGCAGCCCTCCGTGGACCTGGTCCACCTACCTCTACTCAGATGGGGATGTCATCACGGTGCCCTCCGAGACCATCATGGCCTGCCTCAGGGACGCCGGGAAAACGGTCAAGATCCAAGGCAACAAGACCTTCAAGTCAGCCACCCAGTCTCAGTTGCTGATCAAAGAGATTGACCTGCCTCTCTTGGTTGACGGTGCTACTGTAGCGATCGCCGACATCCAAAAGTTGCTCGACAAACCCTTCCCTGAGCAAGCGGCTGGAGTCGAGGAATTCGGGTTTAGTTTGAATCTGAAACGGGTCAAAGTCGCCAGTTCCAAGAATCTCAGGGTTCGCCCTATTTTCGATACCTGGTCTGTGGAGGGGAACCTGACGGTTCGAGACGATGCTCTCCTGACCGAGGACAAAGTGAAGCTCCTGTTTCGAATTGCTGGCGAAGAAAAGGGCTTGCTCGATTGGCGGCCTGGAGCACCCTGCCCAGGTCCGTATGGAACTTTTTCAGTGTCGATCACCAAGGTCTGTTCGGCCGGGGTTAGCTAGGGCAGGGTGGGCTCTGGTCTGGCATGGTAAGGACTTTATAAATCACTTAGGGATTGGGTTCGGCAAGCTAGGCTCCGGTGCGGTGGTGCATGGTGAGTCACGTCATGGCATGTCCGGGTGAGGTAAGGAATTTTTCACAAGGGAGAACAAATGTTCGAGATGAAGTACTACGTCAAAAAGGAAGTTGACCAGCTTATGTCCCTCACTGAGGACATGGAACGAGGCACTCTCGTTACCTACGAGGATATTGAGAACCTGATTGGCTTCAACAGGGAAGATTCACCGCAATGGCCAAAGGTCATTCGGCTCTGGCGTAAGAGAATGATGCAAGAACGGGGCATCTACCCCAAATCAGAGCGTGGCATAGGCTACAGGCTGCCAGAGGTTGATGACCAGATCGACCACAGCATCACAATGGCCAGGAACTCCCGAAAGCGACTGGGGGTGGCTGGTGTCCTCTCTGCCATGATTAGGGACGAGGACCTGGATGAGTACCAGACACGGAGGGTCATTGCAGTTCAGGAAGTGGTGGATGAAACTCAATCCAGGTTCAATATCGAGGCAGCCAAGCGGAAAAAATGGTTCTCCGCTCAGCCCAGGCTGCCTCGTCCTGGTGACTCAAGTTAGGCATGGTGTGCTCCGGTGAGGCTCGCTCCGCCACGCTATGGTGCGGTGTGGTCAGGCATGGTATGGACTTTTCGCAAATCAATCTTGGTTGGATATGGCAAGCTGAGGCATGTCATGCCAAGGTGAGGCAAGGACTTTTTACGAATCAATTCGGGCACGGTTCGCTTTGGCTCGGTCGTGCTGGGTTCGAAATCAACACCGAAACACTTACGGCCATTGCCGACACCGCAGCCGATGAGGACTGTGGCTGTGGACCTTAACTGCACTTTCCCCATTGACGAAAGGAACCCTGATTAGCCATACTCCCCGACGTCAAGTCACTAGTGGAAATGACGATCCACTGATGGTGACGGCGATTACAGTTTTGGTATGATTCGGATTCACGAAGGCAAGTCCTGTGCTCTAACACAGGCAACTGTACCGCCGCCGATCATCGTGGATTTCGTCCCCACGCTCTGATCGGCATTTTTTATGGACAGCGAACACAGGCCCTGACTGCCAAAGGGCCAACAGTGCAGGGGCCTACCGTTGCGACGACAAGCCTGCATGGACAAATCCGATATCCCGTGAAAGTTGTGGTTGAAACCCACGGGACGGGGGCTGTGATTTCAATTGATCCCAGCAGCCCTGATTAGATTCGGTGCCGAGGACCCTTCGTTGGGCGAATGCGAGGCTTTATATCGCGGTGAGCCCTAGGGACCCTTATGCACACTCGTCCCCTGTTACGTTCTGTGTCCGATACAAGTGTGACGCTTGGTGGTGAGGCGTGTACCTCGCTGTCCTTTTAAGAAACCACTGGCGAAAGGAACCGACGATGGGATCGTCTCGTCGCACCGTAAGAAAGGCCCTGCCATCAGAGCAGCGGAGAAACTGGAGAAATCATGAAGGTTGAGTACAAGGGGATGGTGGTCCTGGATGACGACGAGCCAGGACTGGGGATCAGTAACGGCAAGCTGACTGTTGGTGCTGGGGATGAGGGCAATGAGTGCCTGGTTGAGTTCACTGCTCAAGAGACAGACATCATCAGGGACATGCTGCTATCGCTGGAAGGGAGGAAGCAATGGACACAGAGCACATAGAGTTCGCCATGGGACTGTGCGACCTCTACGCCAGGGAGAAGAAAACGAATTGCACTTTTTGCATTGCAGGCAAATCTTTCACGCAACACTTCATCAAGAAGTTCGGGAGGCACAAGAGGTACGAATTGAGTGGTTGGAGCAGGGACATGCGAGCTGTCGTGGGCCATCAGCAAGGCCTCACAGACGAGAACGGCTACAGGTGGCGTTACCTGTGCCCATTGCACCTGAAGATGATCCTCAGGCAGTACCTGGAGAAGCAACCATGATGACCAGGGAGCAAGTGGAGTACGTCATCACACGGTGCGACCAGTACATCAAGGCCAGGCACAAGACCGTACGTGGCTGCTGCTTTGGAACCGGCGACAGACTGAGCCTGACCGGCAGCCTTGCCGTCAAGTTCGGGACACGTCCAGGTCTCTCATGGAGCTACGCCCTAGGCAGCGTCATCAGGACTGAGTGCCAGGTTCACGGGTCCTGGCGGGACATGTGCCCCATTCACCTGAAAGAGATCCTTACTAAGTACCTGGAGAAGACACTGGAGGAGAAACTGTGAAGGTGAAAATGATTGAAGGCATGAGGCCAGTTCCCTGCCTCCTGTGTGCCGGTGACAAAACATACAGAGGCTGGGAAATGACAGGCCCAACTGGGGCCGTGTTCCTCTGCGACTATTGCATGGTTTATTCAGTAGAGGGGATTGGACAGATCAACGGGTGCGACACGAAAAGCACCAGGGCCGGCGTGAAAGCCAAAGCAAACACCTCTCCCCACAAGTGCGGCTTCTGCGAACTGACCAGCGAAATCACCTGGACTGTTGGCAAAGATTCTTTCGCATTAACCGCCTGCCTTGCCTGTGTGAAGACTATGAACGAACAGGTTTACGCTCAGAGCAAGGGATACCAAATGATTCCGAGGGCCGACTCATGACCGACACCCTAAGCCTGGCGGAAACCAAAGCAGCGATCAGAAGTTGCGACCACTACGCAAAGGCAGGTGAGAAGGACTTGTCGAAGTGGCACGTAGGAACCAAGCCAATCAGGCTAGATCCAATCGGTGCCATCCTGAGGTCACGTGGTGTCAAGCTGGATATCGTCGGCGAATCGTATGAACCCAGCATGCCAGAGTCTCACGAGAACACAGAGTTGGGTGTGGACGGGTCACTGTTCATGACACTGTCAGGTGTGGAAATGCCAAAGCCGGGTGACTGGATGGACAGTTGCCCTCTGCTGGTCAAGCAATACCTGGTTAAGCATCTAAACAAACTCAAGGGAGAGCACCTTTGACAAATTCAAATTCCGAAAGGCGACGATGGGAAGCCAGGCCCAAGCAGAAGCCGCAACCGCTAACACTGGCGGAAACGAAGGTGGCGATTGAGGCCTGTGATAGCTACATCAGTGCAGGCCACATCAACTTCAGGAAACACACTGCAATCACAGGCATGGTGGAGACAGGACAGCCTGGGGTAGCCGTCTACCTGATGTACGGGTCGAAGTTTGAGACCCATGGCCGAAATGGCGAACTGCTGGAGCTGGTCTTCACTGGACAACAGGCAAAAGACAGGTTCCACGACGGACCTAACTTCTCATCTGTTATGTGTACGGCACTAGAAATTGGCGGCATGGAGGATGATAGGAGTGGTCCTTCCTTCTACATCCGTCGCTGCCCTGTCGAAGTCAAGGACGCCCTGCTGAAGTACAAGCACATTACGTTCGGGGAGAACTCATGAGCGAGAAATACCCTCTCACTGAGTGTGAGGTGCATGCCTGCCTCATGTCTGCCGAGTTGTTCATTCAGCACAAGAAGCCGGACACGAGGGAGGTCCTGTTGGTCAGTGGCGACCTGAGCACCATCTACCCACCAGGTGCCGTTGCCAAGCTCCGTGGCTACACCTTTGGGTTTAATGCGGCTGGCATACTGATGACCACCAATAAGCCCGACGACACCGAAGACCACCTCATCTTCGACGACATTGCCAACGCCCTGGCTCAGGGAGGAGCAAGCTGGATCGTGGGCTGGGCTCACATGACCCCACAGGCCTTCAAAGAGGCCATGCTCGCCTACAAAGAGATCGTCAAACGAAAGGGGAAGCGAAAACATGTCACTAACACTCAGGGAGGTTAATGCTTGCCTCAAGTCCTGCGATCACTACATCAACGCAAGGCAGCTAAGCATGTCAGATGACGTTGCTTTGAAGGATGACATTGAGACAGCAGAAGCGGCACTCGCAGTGGCGATCATGAGGGGCAGAGAGATGAGGGTCGAATGCTGGTCTGTCACGTCCACAGGCAGGAATCAATGCAATGACGTGTTGAGCCTGGCCTACAAGGACACACTGGACGCACTGCTCGCTGGTGGGCTGATCCGTGATGACGCTGCTGGCTGGTACTGCGAATGCCCGGTGCTACTGCAGCAGTGCTTTCGCAAGTACAAGGACAAACTACTCAAGGAAAGGAGAAGGAATGCTAACGCCTCAGGTCTTCGTTGACAGCCAGGTCGTGGAGGTGCATCACTCAGGACGATCGATGGCTTCCCTAAAACCTCCTGGCTTGTTCAATGCCCCGTGTACCTCAAGCAAACAATGAGACGCTACAGAGACAACCTCATCGCAAAGGAGAAGGAATGCCGAAAAGGAACGTCTTCAACCCTGAAGGAAACGAGTGGACCGACTCAACCATCATTGGACAGCTAAGGCGACTGGAGGCCTTCTGGCCTACCGACCTGACGCTCAAGGTTGATCCCGCTACTGGTAGACTCAAAGTGGTGAGCAAGGTGGTCACCGAAGAGTTCCCGAACACTGAGATCTACCGAATACCAATGGAGAAATGGTGATGCTATTCGCTGACCTGACCGGTGCCCCCAGAGAAGAACTACTGGAGAAAATCAACCAGCTCGACGAGGACCTAACTAAGCTCAAGGTCAGCGTCACCAAGATGCGTGAAGCTCAGCAAGGGTTCTTCAGGGACAAGTCACCGCAATGGCTCAGTGAAGCAAAGAAGCTTGAACGTGAGGTGGACGATCTACTACACCCAGACCAGCAGCAGAGGCTGTTTTGAACTCAATCAATTTCACAATCATCGGTCGCCCTCAGCAAAGAGGCTCCAAGGTCCCAGTCAGAACTAAGGACGGCAGGGTCTTCATTAGGGACGCCAACCTCAAATCCAAGGACTGGATGACCTCAGTTAGGCAGGTGGCAGGGGAGGCATGGGACGGGAAGTCGCTCATAACGTCCCCTGTTCGCCTCTCAGCGACGTTTTACTTCAAGAGACCGAAGTCACACTACAGGACCGCAAAGGGCCGTACGGACGAACTCAAGGGCTCTGCTCCCCGGCTGCATGCTCAGTCACCTGACCTGGCCAAGCTGATTCGCTGCCTGGAAGACGCTCTCACAGGGGTAATCTGGCAGGATGACAAGCTGGTCAGACTGTACGCCGTCTGCAGCAGGGAGTGGACAACTGAGTCAGAGAGGGCCGAAGTCGCAATAGTCTGGTAATCAAGGAAGACGCAACTCAAGGAAGAAACTACATGAACTACCTATACGCAGCACTGCTTCTCTACTCGGCAAGCTGCATTCTGTTCTTCGGACTGTGTGTTCACATGAAGAAGAACTCTCACCACATGAGGAAAACCACCGTCAGATCAATGGCCCTCGGATCACTGGTCTGGCCCATACTCGTCCTGTTCGCCTGGTTTGGAGACTAACAATGCGGTACTACCCTGGCGTCCGCATGCCTGACATCCTGACCATCGAAGAATTCAACGCTATCACCAAGCACCTGAAGGAAAAGATCGCCCATAACGGACACGACCTCACAAGGCGGTCAATGTGGACTCAGCTGGCAATCTTCAGGTTGGGTGCCTGTTGCGGGATCAGGCCACAAGAGATGCCCTTGCTCAGGATCAAGGACATCTGCCTAGAGGGCGACTACCCCTGTGTCTTGGTCAGAAAGGAGGTAGCCAAGACACGCAAGGAACGACGGGTGCCGCTGTGGTGGGACGTTGATACCTTCATCGACCTGGGCAAGATCAAGGCCAGGTGGGAGAAGGAAGGCCTCACCGAAGACGACATCTTCCTCAGGAGCCAGCATGGCCTCCCTCAGAAAAGATACTACAAGACTTGGACAGGGCTCATGTGGAAGCTGTTCTGCTCATGTCAGAACAGGTTCCTGGGAGGCGGGCTCGGCAAGGACAAGCCACATGCACCATCCTGCCGGGTCACCAGGATCAAGAGGCCCTACGTAGGCAGACACACGTTCGCCAGCATGGCCCTGGCAGCAGGCAAGACGATCGCTGAAGTCAGGGACGCCATGGGCCACTCGAACATCCAAACCACCTCCATCTACCTACACGTTCCCCTCGTCTCTAAACCGACGATGGGGAGCATATTCAGATACAAGGAAGACTAATGATTGCACCCCAAGAGACTGTCATGACGGTCATGCTGGGCATAGACCCAGTGGAGCAGGTCTTGCAAGTCAGAGACATCAAGATCGACGGTGACTCAATCGTTGACGCCACTGACCCACCAGGCACGCCCTACGTCAGGGAGTTCAAGTTCGAAGCAGGGATGGCTGAGAAGCTACACAAGTGGTTCGTCGCCTGTGGGATGACCAAGTCAGATGCAGAGGGGTCGGTCAGGGCCTTCGGGCACACCATGGACGAGACACTCAATGACCTCGTCGATGCCTCAGATGGTGTCTCAACCGACAACGCTGACTGTGTTGACTAAGTTATCGAACACGTCAAACGGCTCCCAGTCGCTGTACCAGGTGCCTGTGTCAACGATGTAGACCTGAAGGTGCCACTTGCCTGGCCTGTCCAGGTCAGCAGCAATCGTCACGTACTCAAGTATCCCGTCCGTGCCACCGCTGGTCAGAACAGCGGTCTTCTTCACCACTTCCTCAGGGACCACGTTCTGGGTGATCGGGTTCCGCCAGTGAGGCTTGCGGAAGTGTATCTGCAGTACCGTAGCACCGGAGATGTCCACTGCCGTCGTACCGTCTTGTACGGTGCGGCGGAAGGTGGTGCCAATGTCGCCAACGTGTATTTCGTCTTTGGACATAGTTAACGCTCTATCGTGTCAGCCTGGGTCTGTTCGATGTAGCTGATCCCAGCCCTGGTCTTGTCGATGTAGCTGGTGTCAGCCCTGACCTGATCGATGTAGCTAATGCCTGCGATTATCTCCAGGGCGGCAACTGGAGTGGCGACACTGTCTCCAACTCCGGCAATGCCGAGTTCCTTGCGCAGTTGCATCAGGATCGCTGGTAGTTTCTTGACGAGCATCAGGTGCTATCTCGCGTGGCGACTTTCTTCCAGGTTCGAACGACGGATGCGTGGGTCATCGTGGCGACCACCAAGACGGCTTCGCCTAACGTGATTCGATTCGTGGCTTCGTCGTACTTGTACGTTTCGGTTGACCCGATTTCAGTCATCGCGGTTGCCGCGACTAGGTCCGTCCCATCGGTTCGCTTGATGACTTGGATCTTCGGCAATGTGATTCCGGTTGTGATCGGAACTCCGTCGAGGAACCATATCACGTTGTATTCATCCTGCGTGTTGGTTTGGTCGCGAGTGAATTCGATGTCAGCGTGATAGATGCCGGTGTTGATGGTGTCTATGTCTGCCGGGAGGTTCGCGGCATCTAGTTCAGCTAACCGAGCTTCGGTTGCAACGGAGGCAAGGGCAGCGGAATCGGTTCCCCGCATCGCCGTTGTCGGTATTGCTGCAATGTCAGTGGGTAAATTCGCGGCATCCAACTCGGCCAATCTTGCCTCAGTGGCAACTGACGCGAGAGCCGCTGAGTCAGTTCCACGCATTGCGGTTGTGGGGATGGCCGCAATATCGGTAGGCAAGTTTGCTGCATCGAGTTCGGCTAATCTTGCTTCGGTCGCGACGCTTGCCAATGCAGCGGAATCCGTACCTCTCATCGCGGTTGTTGGAATTGCGGCTATCTCAGTAGCGATGATTCCGAATGAACCAGCGGCAACGTGATCGGCCTGAGCTTCGTCCCAAACCGTATCGGCTACGCTTGCCGCAGTCGGTGGAGTCGTGGTATTCCAATCGCCTTTGCCATCTAATGCCGAAGCGGTGATACCAGCGGCAGTGAGCCAATTCGCTGGAATGGTTGGAAGGTTCGTTAACGTGGTTACAGTGGCAACCGTGTCAGCGGCAGGATCAAAGTATGACGCGGCAACAAGTGTGCGAGCGTTAAACTCGGATACAGTTGGAACGTCTGCTAGATCAGCGGAAATAGATGCTCCGATCGGTGCCCCGATACGTGCAAAGTTGTCACCGGTTTGAACCGTATGTCCGACAAGTGATCCAACTGAGCCTGTGACGTTCCCGTCTACGTTCCCTGCGACCGAACCTACCGCTCCGGTTACCGACCCAACAGCACCTGTCACACTTCCGACCGCACCCGTTACCGATCCAACTGAGC